ACGAAGTCACTCAGGTTTGCAACCAGTGTGAGCCTATTGTTTAATAAATATTGATTAAATACTTGCATAAGTATATTTATCGAGATGACATGTTAACTAAAGATATTCAAGAAAAATTTCCATTCGTAAGCGTAGTTAGTTATGGCGGCGCCGAGTATGTCGGCATCGTTTGCAATCAGGATCAATACATTACTACTATGATTGTTTATGAAGGCTTACATTCGGAAAAACATAAAGAACAATTATTAGAACTAGGCGAGATATGGTGGTGGGAATCTAATCGAATGATACCTATTAATATCTTTTTAAGAAATGAGATTACAGATTTAAAGTATGCTATGATGACAATGAACTCTAAAGATGTAAGAGTAGTTATTGGTCCTACTGTAAACTTAAACAACCTAACACTAAAACGAGTAAAACGAAAATCAGTACAGCTGATACGCAAAGACAAAAACTAACTGAACTTTTTCTTTTCTCGATACTCATCTCTATAAGCACTAGTATTCTTAACAAACTCAAGCGTTGTTTTAAAGTGCGCATTCCAGTCAACGTGTTTCATATTCATCTTCCATTCTTCACGCTTAAAAGGAATTGCTTGTACTAGCGGATAGCCTTTGGGTATTTCTAGCATCTCGCCAACAGGCCAATCTTTAATTTGTACAGGGCAGTTAACGCTGTTATAGTATGTGTCTGTTTCTACAATAGCTGATAGAGCTTCTAATTTAGAGTTGTCTCTGTGAAATGGTTGTGTATATAACATACTCCAGCCGGGCGGTGTTTTAAATATCCAAGGAAAATCAAACTTTAAAACTGTATTATCTTTATACGGGGTTTTAGCATACTGTGTCTGTGAATGCCTTGATACAAAGAATTCGCCATACTGGCATTTGAACTGTAAGTTATTATCTGTGTCGGTGTATATTAGCATATCAACCGGCGCTGGCATAATGTATCCGGAAGTTATTGCATCTGTTACCGGCATGCACTTTTTAATTGTTCTATTGCTGTCTTCATCTAATGGCATAGTATCTTTATGCCAATCAGGAACAGAGTTCCTAGCAAGTTTAGGAATACTAATATGCTGCCAAGCATCGAACATACGATCACTGTACTTACTGCTCCAGTTAGTAATAATTAAGTCTACTTCAAGATCCATTATCTGCCAACTGCTCACATATTAAATTCATGTGTACAACACATGCCATTGCATAAGATACTGCGTGTGCCTTCTTAAAATAATAGCCTTCTTCAGGCTTTTTCCAAACCTCTTGAAAAATCAAATTCCAATTGCTTCCACTCAGGTGCCTCTTCGCTGGTCGAATGATTGCTAGTGTCGCTGCTAATTGTTCCACCGAAGTAGGCTTCAATTGCTGCAACAGTGCGCCGTGCCCGTTGAGATGAAAGACTTTGTCGCTGAAGTCTGTGTGTTCCAGTAGTTGCCATATTGGTTCCCTTTCCATTAGTTGTGTTAAGTGTGCTTCATCCCTAACGTCTTTGTATATGCTCACGTTAAGGAAGTCTAGTTTAAAGTAACCACGTTCGTCTGCGGCCTTGTAGTCAATAGTAGATATTTCATTAAACGGATTGTGCGGAATCTCTGTTACATAAACACCAGTGTTATGTTTTTTGCCAGTATCTAGCTTTGCAACTCGATGCTTGATCTTGTTTAAAACAATGTCTCTGTCTGCAAAGTCAATATCAATATCAGGCATATTAACCTCCGCCTTGGAATTTGTCTGTAGTAGTAAACCAAACCTTTTGATTGTGTATCTTACCTAGTAAAGTATATATTTGTTTTACTTCTTTGTCAATCTTAATTTTGCTGTTTTCTTTTACAACAGTTTCTCGACGTGCTAATAATCTACGCATACGATATTGCATAGACTCTTCTACTAGAGCAAGTTCTTCTACATTAAAATCAAAGTTAGTATTAGGTTTCATTAGAGTCCCGCTTCCTTAGCAACGTCTTTTACAAGTTGTACGTCTAGAGGCAATCTTTTAAATCGCATAGCCCAGTGTTGAGGATTAATAACTTGATAGACTAATTTCAATTGTTCGTCGTTGAATTGTGCTAACATTGCTTTGCCGCTAGCACAATTAAGAACAATCCACGGACTAATTTTTCCGTCGCGTATATGTTGGACTGCTCTATTATGACTAACATAATTAAAGTAATGATTGTATACACTATCGTTTTCTTTTGCCCATTCTACCATAGTAACAATACTACGTTCTAGTGCAGTCGTTGCATCTTCTTTAAGAATCAATTCTAACGCATACTTTTCATAAAGCTCATCGCGGCACCAGTGATCTAATTTGACTCCGCTCTTAATAACGTAATCAATATACTTTTCTGGATATAACGGCTTAACATTACTAATGAAACTGCCAAACTTAACAAATGCATTATAGTATGGTGACTTGCAAAACTCTTCGTATGTTTTTTCTTTCTTTGCTCCTGCACTTAGTTTATAGAAACGCTGAAATGCATAGAACCCGTGCCGTACACGCTTTTCATCCTTTTGCAATGCTCTACGTTTCTTTTCGCAAAGATGCACTGCAAGAGTTGACTCTTTAACGTAGCTGCCGCCACAGTATTCACATACATATGGCTTAGGGCTTGAAGTCAATGTCGTGCTCTTGCGCAAGTTGTTTGAGTTCTTTGTTTGTAGATATTCTAGCAAGTAATTCTACCTCGTCGTTCTTTAAGTGTGGATAAATTTGTTCTAGTAACTTTATTGCTTTGTTGTTGCTACCGGTTTTCTTTTTCAAACCAATCCATGGATGGTATTCTATCTTACCAGTATTGCCGCTCATGCACAACAGTTGCCACATTAGTTTTTGTTCTTTACTAACTGACATATAATTTTTATTGTAGTACTCGTTAGTCTTAAAGATGGCAAGTTCTTGCTTTTCTCTACTGCCGCTAACTCCTGACACATATCTATTGAGTAGCCAGAAGCTAACCTGCTTGCGCTGATCGACGTCTAGCTCATCCCAAACATCTTTTGCACCCATATCGATTGCGGCTAGTACATCTTTTATTGGGAGTTTTTCTGCTGCCATGTTTCTACATCCTCGGGTGTGTTTATCTCTACTCCTTTATAGTATACAGGATTAATCCCGATCTGCCAAGAGTTTTTTAACCATCTGAGCTGTTCTAATTGCTCAATTCTTTCTTCTTCTGGTACCGGCAATGTAGGATACATTTCTAATGCGTTGCGTCTGTAACCATATACGCCTAAGTGCCAACTGCCGTATCCTGTAATGCCTCTGCCAAACCAAAGTGCATGTTCACTTGCGTGTATACACTTTACAGTATTAGGATCGTCTTGCATCATCTTTGGCATAGTTGCGTATACTGTTGACACATTGTAATAATCTAACAGTGTGTGACACTTGTTAATCACTTCAGCTGTTACATCGGGCATGTCGCCTTGTACATTAATAAACTTATTATATTTTTTAAAGAAATCATTTTGTATCGCGCCTGCGCATCGTTCTGTGCCGTTAGCATAATCTACTTCTTCGATCCAACAGTTATGTGCGCCAAATAATTCAAAGATGCGCATGTCATCAGTTAGTACATAGGTGTCAAGTCCTGTCTTGCGGCAGCGTTCATATACTCTGCGTATCATAGGAATATTATCTAATGATATCAATGGCTTGCCTGGAAGGCGGGTGCTGCCGTACCTAGCAGGAATTAGTATTGCTGTCTTGTTCATTTTAAAACTCTCCTAATAGCAACAATGTCTTCTACTACTTTTTCAAAGTCTTCTAGTCGCAACATATTAGGTCCGTCACTAGGTGCTAGATCAGGGTTAGCATGGACTTCCATAAAGAAGGAGTCGATCCCAAGAGCAGCCCCAGCGCGAGCGAGCCCAGGCACATAATCACGATTGCCGCCACTACTATCACCCTTGCCTCCAGGTTTCTGTACTGCGTGAGTAGCATCCAGCACGATAGGAGCATCATAAGTATCAAGCATATACTGTAAGCCAGTGAAATCCACGACAAGTGTATTATATCCAAAACTAGTTCCCCTTTCTGTTATCCATACTTCTTTAGCACCTTCTGTTTTGCTTAGTATACCTTTGACGTCCCAAGGTGCAAGGAACTGTCCTTTTTTGATATTTACAATCTTATCTGTAGCACACGCCGCTGTAATCAAATCTGTTTGCCTGCACAAGAACGCAGGAATTTGGTAAACATCAACTGCATCTTTAAATTCTCTTTCAATGCGATTTACTTGCACATAGTCGTGTACGTCAGTAAGTGTCTTTACACCTAGTGTTACCTTTAGTGCTAAAAAGTCTGTGAGTGTAGCATCCATACCCATACCACGCACACCGTTTGCGCTTGTACGATTGGCTTTGTCATAACTGGCTTTAAAATAATATTCAATGCCATACTTGTCGCACACACGCTTACATTCTTTAGCAATCTCTGCACTCTGTGCTAACGATTCGTGTTGGCACGGTCCTGCTATGATTCTCATTTGTCGTCCTTCACTGTGTAATACATTGTAACTACTTGATCCAAGAGCTTTTTTATTGTAGGATACTCTTCTGACAATCTACACAAGTCTTGCCAGTCACTGTAGTTGAGCATGTCACCTTGTGCCCTTGCTACTCCTGCAGGATCGCCGCCTATGATCCAACGCGGTATCTCAGGCTTGTCGCGATAATGAGCGTAGACAACACCGTCGCTACGCTCATATATCAATGCCTCTCCTGGAAGAAGATCAGCCATCTTGCTCTGCGCTGCTAAGGCAACCAAATACAATAGTAGCCACTGTACCTACATAAGGAACAAGTACTGCTAATAGCCACCAAGTGTTGAGTCCTGCATCACGTATGCGTTTTACAGTAACAGCAAGTACTGCCCAAAATGCACCAACAAGGATAATTAATGCAGCAAGTGCGCCCACTGCTCCAGCACCTTCTAGCATTGCCATAGCAACAATCAGTACTAGAATTGAGACAATATGCACTGCCCAAAACTCTTGACGCTTTGCTACGCCGTTAAAATTAAAATATTCTTTCATTTCTTTTTACTTTCTACTTCTGTGCCGCTTGTACGACGAACAATGTCATCGTGATTAAATTCCGCCCAGTATAGTTCAAAAGCGACACCGTCTTCTAAACCTTCAAACTGATGGATCTTGCCGGGCTTTACTTGTGTAAAGTCACCTGCTTCAAGAATAGTCTCGTCAACTAGTCCTTGATCATCTTGCCAAACTCGAACAATCATCTTGCCCGATTCAACAAAAAATCCATTCCATTTAAATTCGTGTTCGTGTTCTGAACATTTATATCCTGCTTTATATTCAATACGATGAAACTCTAGTACACCGTTAGCGTGGATCAGTTCAGTTGAACCCCAAATTTTTCCTGCCTTAATTCCCATTGCTACTCTTTTCTAATACTACGATAAACTTGTTGTTTGGATGGTCTTGTCCAGTCTTCTTATTAGTCCAAGTACCTAGTTTATACTTTTCGTCTACAATCTTTGCATTAATATTTTTTAGTAGTAGAGGGCGCCACCAGTCTGGCTCTTCTTGAATTAAGTGTGCGTTGCGGCCATCAGGTAAACTTTTCTTTGCAGGACAAGTTGCAATCAGCAAGTACGCTACTCGAGTAAAGTGTTTATCTATGTGTTGTAACACAGCATCGATATACTCGGGCTCGATATGTTCTAGTACATCAGTACTAATAAGCATCTCTGCAGGACCTGGCGGCTCAGCAGCGTACTCGGCATTGCCCGGATCATAACCAACACAACTATTTGGAATCATGTCGTTGAGTGTGTTAACTAGTCCGCCTTTGCCGCAGCCGTAGTCTAAAAAGGTCTCCGGATTATACTTTTCAATCCATTGTTGAATGTCGCCTAGTCCGGTTCGGCTGCCGAATGATTGTTTCTTTTCGTGCAACTGTTTAAGTTGATTTGTATAGTCTTTGCTGTATAATGTCATAGTAAGTTTCCAAAATCTATTAGCTCGCTGGATCTACTAACGTCTTTGCAGAAGAATGCACACATTGGATTACTGCCTTCTTCTAGCGGAACAGCTAGCATTTGATTATTTTTCATTTTAGGAAAGAACCATTTCACATCATTGTAAAAGTTTGTTACTTCAAGACTTCCCCACTGAGCTACGAATGATGTATGTGGATTAAAGAGGAATACATCAAAGCCTCTGTCTGCTACACTTGTTAGTGGAATAACTTCTAAGTCGGTGCCACTTTCTTGACAACCAACAACTATGTTCCAATCAATTGGCATTGTTATTTCTGTTCCGCCTATGTTTAGCACAATGGCCGGGCTATTAAACGATTCCAAAAATATTAATGGTATCCAGTAAAAGTCTGATTCTGCAGGTACATTGTTATCTAAAACAGCAAACCGTATGTCATCGTTAATTTTATCTGGAAGATTGTTTAAATTGTATGTTGTGTTTTCTAATGTTAATATTTGCATTTAGTTCCAATCTACCTTTTCAATTGTAAAGGGATATTCTGCTTCTTTGTAAAATTTCTTACGCTGAGTTAGATGTCGCTTCGCAAACTTACACGTTGATGTAAGATCCCATATTTGCACGAAGTCTTTGTCTTTTGCTATTCTTACGCCTCGGCCAATACTTTGAATTACCCTTACAAATGATTTGCCAGGCTCCAAAAGCACCAAGTTAAAAATACGAGGTATATTAAGTCCCACCGCAGCGACCCCGTAGGTTGCGATAATGACTTCATTAGTTCCTTCGCGAATTGTATCATACGTTTCCTTCCTGTCTTTAACTTTGACAGCACCGCTAATAAACGTGCTGTTAGGTATTAGTTCAGCAAGCATTTGTCCTGCGCTGATTCTATCTACGAGTATAAGTGTGTTGCCTGATTCTTTTACGTTGTTTAATAGTTTGCCTAAGTATTCAATCCTGTCAGTATTAGTTACAAGATATTTTAATTCTTCTTGATAGCCGGCGTGTGATACAGTATCAATTAATTGTACAATATTAACATGACACTGTGATAGCACACCTTTGTCTTGTAATTCCTTAGCACTAATCTGTCCAATAACAGGACCCAAGCTAGCATGAATACTTTCAAATTCAAACTTCTCTTTGGGCACTGTGCCAGTTAGTCCCCAACGAATGGGTGCATTACGTAGGTTGCGAGTGAGCAGGTTCTTAAGAACTTCTGCTTTGGCTTGGTGTACTTCGTCAACAATAATAGTGCTTACACCTTCTAGGAACTCTGCAAGTGATAACACTGCTGAACCGTCCTTGTGCTTCTTGTCTAGAATGTTTAAACTCTGCCAAGTGCATATTGTGTGAGTCTTACCTAAGTTCTTTCTGTCGCCGAAGTACACCCCTACATCGAGCCCACAGTTAATATAGTCTTCTTCTGTTTGTTCAACAAGTGATTTGTTAGGAACAATAACAAGACTACGACCGTAGGGTTCAGTTATGTGTGACAGCGTTGCTGTTGTAATTGTCTTACCTGCACCAGTAGCAATCTGTTGCAAGCTCTGTGGGTTTTGTAGAAAGTTATTAATTGCTTCTACTTGATAGTCACGTAGAATGATTTCTGTACCTGCTACAGGATGACCGTCTGGCCAACAAACACCTTGGTCTGCCCAGTAACGTTCTGTAACTGGAGTAAAGTTAAATTGTATTGGATGGCGTCTGTCTTCAATGTCAACAATTTGTACTCGATTCTTTGCAAGTACTTGCTGTACTACATCAAGGTGATTAACATATCCGCTGCCGCCAATACCAAAGAAAGCAACTTTACCATCCCAGCGTCCTAGTTTATACTGCGGCATATGCTTTGCATACGGCACTTCAAACTTAAGAGCATTAGCAAGTTGTCGACGAACATCTACTTCTAGACCTTCAATCTTAATGTTTACTTCATCTTCAATAATTAGTTTGCAGGTACTCATTTAGTAATAGTGTCCATATTTCTCATAGCCAAAGGCTTGGTTGCATAAAATATTCTTAAATCGCTAATGTGTTCTAACCATAATTGTTTAATTCCATATGTCCTAATACTAGTAGACAAATTAAGTAAACACTGAGGGTCATAATTCTTTAGTACCGGTTTAGGAACTTTACTAGCATTAATATACACTATTTTAGTAGTGTTGTCAACCCAATTGTTTAATTTGTTATCTTTAACCCACTGGTTAAAGTTTCGTTCTGTTTGCGTTTCGTTAGAAAGACGAAACATCACCGACTGTTTATTGTTAGGTACATATCTTGAAAAGCTATTGTAATATTCATACAAGTGAATTAAATTAGTCTCGTCTGCTACAACTAATACAGGATATCTGCCTAGCGTTTCGATAGAGTCAACAAGTTCGTCTATACTATAGTCATCTGGAATATAAACTGATGACGTCTTTCTATATGCTATTTTTTCTTCTAAAGTGTCAAGAGTAGATTCTACATCACAGTGTACAATGCCATATTGATTTCTGCGATCAACATACTTTAAAACATTTGAATCAATAGGACCGCAATCAGTTGTAACATTTTTTATTGCGTCTGGATGCACATTCTTTAATACATACTGATTGTCTTCTTTGTATATTCCAGGAACGTGTTCTTCGTATACAAAACTACTAACTTGGTCAAATAACTCTTGAAACTCATTTGAAAATTCAAACTTGTCTAAAGTTTTTCCTATAAGCAACACGTTTCCTTCTGATAGTTCAAACTTCCATTTATTTTCATTATTGGTAATTTGGCCGTCAGCATCGTCACGAAGTTTTTGTATTTTAGAAATAAGTTTCTTGTTAAAGGGAAATTGTGCAACAATAAGTTTGTTATCTATATAAATGCGCTGTGTTCGGTCAACTTCTCTAAAAGGATTTCTTAAAATTTTACGTTCTAATACGTTTGTCAAATCAATACCTTGAGCTTCGAACTGTGTAGTATATTTCTCTAACTTTTGTGCTAACATGTCATACTGTCTATCAGTCAGCGCAACACCTTTGAATACTTGCCTAGCAACACTGGTTAGAATATTGTAGTCAGAGCTTTCTAGTTCAAATTTATAGTTTTCTATTTTATTTAAACCAGTTAGAAGTTCTAAACAATCTTCTACAGTAACGTTTAACATCCATAATGCTCCTTTAGTAATATTACTATTATATACTAAAACAGTTTAGATGTCAAGCGTTTTAAAGGTATTCCTTGAGAAATTTCTTCAACAGTCCATTCAGTGTGTGCGTAGTCATTAAGCCATTGCTGTCTGTCTACTACTGGAGGATTGTCTATGTTGGCAAGTGTCTTTATAGATACGTCATACGCCAACGAGCTGGGCCCTACAAACGCTGGAACGCCGTTGAGTACACTGTGTATACCTGGATTGCTACTCCAGCTTACAGTAGCGTGTACACGGTCAAACTGCATGTCAAAGTCATCGTACGAGCCGTCTATCTTTATAGGATTTTGTCTGTAAACATTTTTTAGTCCTAGTTCTATAATATGTGGTAGCTGACATCGCGGATGCGGTCTAAATATTATCGGACGATCAGTATGCTTGCGGATTTCTCTGTAAGTTTGCATAAACCAATCGCTCATACTTGGCATGCCTTGCCACTGTAAACTCTTATCGTGTTGTCCACATATAAGAATATATTCACTGTCTGTTTGCCAAGGTTTTAAAACAAGTCCAAGAAGATTAGCACGGTTACTGCTATTCCCCACGGGACCAAAATAAGCATCTCTATTAATTCCATTGAGTCCTACCTTCCAAGTTGTGCCACGTTGTATGCCGCCTACTTCGAGAACTATAGTAGGCTTTTTGTTGCACCAGATAGTTTTGTTTCTAGCCATGCGGCCGTGGAAAAGCACACTCCAAATAACATCAATGTCGGCAGTGTTATCATTGTAACTAACAGTATGCCCAGCATCCATAATACTATTTGCAAAAGCATCAAACACCGGTCTGCTATTAAGTGCGCCATAATTTGTCCATAAACTAAATTTCATTTGTTAAATACCTATACTATATTTAACAAAGGATTTAACATGCCAGCAATAACTGTGGTTACAACTTTTCACCCAGCAGGATTAACAAAATACGGACAAAGATTTTTAGACAGTTTTGCAGCAAGGGTAGACAAGCGTATTAAGTTGTTGGTATATGCAGAAGATTGTAAACCTAATAACCCTGATCCAGATCGCATTGAAATCATTGACGCAAAACAAGCGTTACCTAAACTAAATGCATTTAAAGAAAAGTGGGGCAATGTTCCTAAAGCTAATGGCGATGTTAGTAATGAACCACAGCGTCACACACGTCGCGATTGGATGAAAGAATTCAAGTGGGATGCTGTTAGATTTGCTAATAAAACATACGCAGTATATGACGCTTGTACACGCTCTAAGGGTTGGTGTGTATGGATGGATGCAGATACGTTTGTACACAGTGATTGGAGTTACGAACAGTTTAGTGAGCTGTTACCTGACAATGCTTACATTACATATGTAGGCAGAGGCAAAGGATCACAGACTTGGCCTGAGTGCGGCTTCTATGGTATGAACTTAAATCATCCTGTGTGCCACAGCTTCTTAGAAGACTTTGAACGTATGTACGAAGATGCAGAGAACGGTATCTTTACACTCGACGAATGGCACGACAGTTATGTGTTTGGCGAGCTACTAAAGAAGTATAAAGAATTTCCATCACATGACTATAGTGCAGACATGTATCTTAGAGAAGCAAAGTCGGGCGGTGGCGGACATCCTTTGATTAACGGACCGTTAGGAAAATGGATTGACCATATGAAAGGCGGACGTAAAGACAAAGGCAAGTCTGATAAGAAAGATATTATGGTTACTAGAACAGAGGATTACTGGAAATGATAGAACACTTAGGAATATTTCTCCCTGATGTAGAAACTCATTTTCAACGTATGCTAGACAAAAGTCTTAAAAAAGATAACTGTGTACGCTATCAACATCGTGTAAGAGACCACGCAATTAGCTTATTAGAATCTAAACGACTTGCTCTAGACATAGGTGCTAATGTAGGTTTATGGACTATGGATCTTGTAAAAGATTTTGATCATGTACATTCGTTTGAACCTGTAAATGACTTTCAAGATTGCTTGTTTAAAAATACGAAGCATGACAATTATACACTACACCCTGTTGCACTAGGCGAAGTTGAAAGTGAAATTGATATGATTATTACTCCTGATAATACTGGACATAGTCACGTTAATCCTAACAGTTTCGGTAAGGGCAAAACTCCTATGCGTACTCTTGATAGTTTTGTATTTAACGAAGTTGATTTAATTAAAGTTGATTGCGAAGGATATGAAGTTCCGATCCTTAATGGAGCAAAAGAAACTATACTACGTAATCGTCCTATGATGATTGTTGAACAACAAAATCACGAATATCAGGAAGATAGAGAAACGCTTCCTGCTGTACAACTATTAGAAAGTTGGGGCATGAAGCGTGTCATTAACTTTAACAAAGATTGGATACTTACTTGGTAGCCCAGCGCCGCATCCATTTCCAACACTCACCGTTTTTTAAGTCTTCTTGATTCCAGTGACACATTGCTAGTTTCTTAATCCATTCTTCTCTGTCAAATTCTTCTGGATTTGTTAACCTACTTAAACTAGTATGTGCTACTGCAAATGCTTGGCTCTGTTCAGGCAACGGGTCTGTAACAAACACAGGAATACCTTCAATAGCTGCTGCAACACCAGGGCTACTGTTATATGTGATAACTGCTGCTGCTTGTCCTAGATCGTCCATTAGTGTCTTACTTCTACTTAAAATGATGCCAGATTTAATTAATCGTTTGTAGTGCATTCTCCAATTGCCGTCGCCAGGATGAAAACGTAGCATTACAGGTCTGTCAGAATATTTTTTAATTTCTGGCAATATTTCTAATACCCAGTCTACAACACTCTTGCCTCCCATGCTCCACCCGCCATCACGTTGCGCACATATAACTATGAACTTACCTTTGTTGCCTCGATAAGGCTGCAAAGAAAATCCAATATCTTTGCTGAGTTTTTCCCAGCGCATTGGATCATAACTATCATTGCAGTATTCGCCAGTAGTAGGAAAAACTCCGTCATAACTATAGCGCAAGTATCGATTAGTATTGCCTGAATCTTTATATAAAAACAAATTACTATCAACTACAATCGTACGCTTGTTTCTTTTTTCTTGATGGTCTAAAACTGCTCGGCGAAGTCTTAGGTGAGGGCTACCTTCAGATCGTTCGTGTACATAGCCTTGTATAACTGCTACATCGCACTCTATTGGATTATTGTCCCAGCATACTACTCCGCGGTCTCCTTCGTGAATGTTAACGCCTTTTACAAAGTTGTTAATAATTTCGGGCTTCTCTGGATTTCTGTTGTTTGCAGGGATACCTCTCATATAACTTGCTACTAACATAGATTATACTTCTCCTGTATCTTGTATGCACGGCCACTGTTTAATTCAGAAGTATTATACTGACAGTAAGCTAACCAGTGTATCCATTTAGCAACCTGCTCACGTGGAGGGTAATATGGATTTTCAATTTGTGTAAAGTCGTTCGAACATACAGAATGTGCAGCGTTTGGAGCATTAGCAAATGCAGGTACGCCAAAGGAAACTGCTTCAGTTGCAGCAATACTATTGTATGTAACTACTGCAAATATCTTATCTTGTATCATTTGATTAAAGATGCTGCTATCGCCTACACGCTCTCTGCGAGGCGGCTTATCTCTAATAATAATTGGCCTATCGGAGTGCTGTTTTATTTTAACAATAGTATCATTAAGCCATTCGTCTCTAGTAATGCCGTAATACTTGCAGGGTTTTTCACTAGGAGTAACAATTAGTATAGCATGTCCTCCTTTACGCCAACCTGGAAAATATATCGGCCATTCGTTAGTATGCTGTACTAGTGCTTTGTATCTGTCATCAGGAACTTCTATTGGAGTTAAGTGTTGTACATTATTTTTAACAACTCTGTGAAAATCTTTACGCTTGCCTAAATTTCCTAAGTATCCAGTGTCTATATAATAATAATCACGACCTTCTTCGTTACAGCGGGCCATTATTTTTCGTTTAGTCATTCCTCGTATTGCAACGGGAATAGACTTATCAATAAGGTGTAACTGCTCTAAGTGTCCGTATGTACCGTTAGTACCGGTCCTCCACAGTTCTAGTATAGAATCTGTATGGTCAAAGATTATCATTTCATCATCTCAAAAAGTTCAGTTTTCCAATCTTGATTATATTCGCACTCGCGATAGTTTTCAAACCACGGGCCGCCTTCTGTGTAATGTAATAATTTTGGAGTGCCGTCCTCTGGCTCTTTATAGTGTCCTACTAACCAATTCCATTCGTGTGATATCTCGCCAATCAACTCGTCACTTTCTAACCAACTAAATCTATGAAAGTATGCTCCGTTAAGTTCTTTTTCATTTACTAAGTCTATGTTAAGTCTTTTGTTAGCAGGATGTCCACAGTTAATAAGCATCACACTAGACCAATTTTTACGTGGATAAACTGTTTGTTTTTGTCCATCCATCTTAATACCTTCTTTAGGTGAATAGTCATGTTGTACACACATTACTGCCTTTGTATCATCTGCTTGTGCAAATAACTCTGCAATGTCTGTTCTAAGCAACATATCGCAGTCCATAAACACTGCCCAACCATTAAAGTTAGCAAGTTCCGGAACTAAAAATCGAGTAAACGTAAACTCAGTGCTGGCTAGTTTATCTACAGGGCGATTATACCACCCTGCACTTCTGAGCTCTGATTGTTTAAGCGGAATGACATTTGCCAGAGGGCTGTGCCGTTCAATGCTGTGTTTGCACACTTGATATGCAATGTCTTCTCTAGGGTCGTAACCTACAAATACTTTCATTTATCTCTTCTTTCAATATCTTCTTCAATACATTCACTACCTCGTTGTATTTCAAGGATGTGTGCATTCTCTGTTCCTGGGTTTGATGCTTTGTGCCAAACTTTAACACCTATATCATAAGGGCGTTCGTGTGCTTGTAAATGAACAGCATTTTTTAAGTTGTTCCACTCTGTTTCCATTTTAACAGTGCCTTCTAAAACTGTCCATTGCTCCGAACGTTTAAGGTGTCGTTGGTCACTTAAACTTTTGCCAGGATATATTACAAGTTCCTTTACTTTGTAACCTTGCTCAGGCTTGTGATCTAACACACGCCAGTAACCCCAGTCACGTTCGGTCTTTTGTGTTTTCCACTCGTCTAGTATCCAACTCGAACTATTGGCCTTATTACTGCCGCCGACCTTCCATTTAAATTCAACAGAAGGGTGTTCACCATATACTTTGTATTCAGGAGTGTTAGTGTTTATCCTGTCGCCACCATTAGCAAATACAACAGTCCAGCTACTGCCTTTTGTTTGTAGTACTTGCATAATAGCGTTACATGCACTATCATCATTGTCGTTAAAAGCTATTACTTCATCAACGCATGCAAGTTCTTTAATAATTGCTGCACGTTCTTCTAAGGGCATGAAAGGCCTACCTTTCTTACGGGTAAGCCAATCATCTGAATTTAGTCCAACAACTAAGTGATCGCCTAGTTCTTTTGCTGCTTTAAAGTAAGCAATATGCCCACTGTGTAGCGGATCAAAGCCGCCTGTTACTAATACTACTCTGCTCATGTAGATATTTACACAATAAGATTAGCCCAGTATGTTAGAACTGATAATTATTTGCGAAGCATTAGATAGTATATGCCAGTTAGTCCTACCACAGTTAATACAGCACTTATGAGCGAACCAGTAAGGTACCATATAAGAGGTATAGCACCTGCTAACATATACCCAACAATGTCAAGAGGCTCTGGCGGCGGATTATCGTGTCCGCAGGCTCTGCATCTTAAATAACCTTTGTTGAGTGATGTACCACACTTTACACAATTCATATCGAAGCGTCTTCCATACCTGCTACTCTTAGCTTAACAACGTTTGTAATTTGCCATTGCTTTTGATCAAGTGCTTTAAGAACACCTAACCATTTGTTGCGCATAAGAGCAAACTCGTTGATAATCTTTTCATAGTCAACAACGTCTGCCTCACCGTCAACGTATTTTTCAACGTCACGGCTTGACAGAGCTCGTTGATAGTTTTCGAGATATTTCTTAAAGTACGAGCTACGCAACCTACGTAGCTCGATGTTCAAGTAGTTTAGGATTGCTTCAATCTCTTGAAGCTGATTGAAACGATGTTCAACAATGCCCGGCATTTCAGCAGCAGCACGTTCCACATTGCCCTTTAGCTTTACTTCAACACGAGCACTAATTAGCTCATCTTCAAAGAACTGTACAGCCGCAGGAATCTTAGATATATCACGCGATACTTCTGAATACCAACCCATGTTTAATCATCCCATTCGTCTATATCAGCATCATCTTTAAGTTCGTCTTCCATATCTAGATAATAATGAATTGCATTATCTAAACTCTGACTGTTACCTAAGCATGCTGTTAATACTTCGTCATGTGTACCAGAGTCAACAAGATGATCAATAAACTTTTCTGCGATAATGTCAATCTGTTTCTTGTCAAGATATGGTTTAAACAGATTCCATATCTCTACGATCTGCTCTTCGTTGTTCATAGGTTACTCCTCGTATGTTTCTTCAATTAAGTCTGCATCAACTACTTCTGCATCGTCGGTATTTACCACAGGTGCAATTTTTTCGTTGTATTCCGACATAATCAAATCGAGTTTACCTTCTTGCATCCAAGCCTTGCGATATTCAAGAACTTCTTCGCCTGCTAAGTTTACATACTTGAGTCGATTGCCTTGCTTTGTCAACAAGCCTTTCTTCTCAAACAATTCAACTAGACCTGAGTAAGGATTCATACCAGTCTCGTAAGGAATCTTAACCTGCACACCTTCAAACGGTTTTGCATAGCGAGTCTTCATTACTTTACAACCAGCACGGATACCCATAACTTCTGAGATCTTGTTGCCGTCTTCGTCTTCTTTCAACTTCATCTTCTTCATTGCAACAACAATACTTGATGCATAGATAAAGCCCGAGCCACCACTGATTTTGTCATCTGGGTCAAACATATCTTGCGATGCGTATGTGTGGTTAGTACATACTAGTCCAACATTCAATGAGCCAATCATATTAACTGTGTTACGAACAAGTGAAGTCAACGCCTTAGGCTTACGACCCATATCACCTTTCATATCACCCTTGTTAAACTGATCAACATCAGTAGGTGTTAGCAACATACCCAATGAGTCAATTACAAACAACACTTTAGGACGGTCTTCTTCCGCCATTGATTTGTAGTCTGTAATAAAAGTTGAGATAGTTTTTGCTACATCGTCAATCATTGACATATTAAGTTTAAGAAGTTTTTCTTCACTTGTGTCAACTTCTAGAGCCTGTAGCCAGCTCTCATCAAGTGCGTTCTCCGAGTCAATTAGTACTACAAAGATTCCTTGATCCTGTGCGTGTTTTACAATGTTACCTGAACAGAAATAACTCTTACCTGCTCCTGATTCACCTGCAAACACAGTTACCTTACCCAGCGGAACACCCTTGTGAAAGTCTCCTGAGATAAGATAGTTTAGCGCATATGATCCTGTTGAAATCCAATCAGTAGGATCGTTAAATCCAGCACTCATGCCTGAGATACTTTTAGTCAAGTCCTTACGGAACTTACTAACATCGAATGATTTAGCCATTTGTTTCTCCTAATAAGCTGAAAAGTAGAGCAACTAAAAAGGGTTGCTTTTTAAAGATGCAACCCTTTTAGCTTGCTGTATTAACCTTGCTGACGTGCGCGAATCATTGCAAGAATGTCACTTGCGCCGCCGCCACCTGCTGCTGGTGCTGCTTCTTGCGGAGTAGTATCAAATGGTACTGACTCTTCAACTGCCGGTGCTGCTGGTGCTGCTTGTGGAGCAGGTGTTGCTGCTACTGGTGCTGCTTGTGGAGCAGGAGCACTTTGACTTGTAGCAGTTGCCTGTGGGCTTGCTGCCTTAGTCGGGTCACCTGTACGTGCTTGCATACCTGCTGGTCGGAAGTACTGTGACCAACGATCTGGATCGTATGCTTCACCATCTACTGATGCTTCAAACATCTCGTGCAACACTTTAACTTCAACTTCAGTAGGCTTCTTAGGAAGGAAGTCTGACATATTAAACAATCCGTGTGTATTGATTGCATTCATTTCTGCATCACTAAGTGGACGTTCACGACGTGCCCAGTTCGATGTACCATAGTCTGCATATCCGCCTTTAGATGTTTTGTTAAGACGGAAGTCTACACCAGCAGTATAATCTGTTGGCAATTCTTCCATATCTGGGTCAAGCAAAGACTGCTTAATAATCTGGAAGATTTGTGGACCAATAATAAATCTACGAATTGGGTTTTCTGGTGTTGTATCTTCTGACAACGGGTTGTCAGTTACAAACCCTTGCATGATATACGAACGCTTTTTCCAGTACTTACGACCCATATCTTCTAGTGAAGGGTCTTTGAACCAACCGCGTACTTCTGCAAGAATTGGACATGACTCTCCGTACATCTCCATACAAGGAACTTGTACTTGTACTGGACGTGAATCAGTTTGACCTTTAACACCTGCGAAAGGTAGTTTAATCATCAATCGTTCTGCCCAGAAAAAGTCATTGGATGTGTTACCATCTGGAAGGAAACGTAGAATTGCACTCTCGCCTTCTTTGATATTCCAAAATGGGTAAATTGCGTTATCGCCACCGCCTGATGTACGATTGCCGTTTGAGCCAGCTTCTTGTTCTTTGAGCTTTGCTCGGATTTCTGCTAATGATGCCATAGTTAATGCCTCCTATAAATGCCTATGTGCTGCGTAGCTACATTGCTACTAAGTGCCTATTTGTTTGTAGCACAGTTATTATTATATACTGGTCTACAACGATTGTCAAGTCTTTTTTAAAGAAAAAGAAATAAAACTTATAGTACGCTAGCCAATTACAAACCGGCTAGTGCTCTAATTCTATCAAACTCTTCAGTACTGTCGTCTGCAACATATTCTTCGCATGTTTGACGTACACGCTCAATAAACTGTTTTGCAGGGCCTACATACTTGTCACCGTAGTCCTTTTCAACGCTAGTTAGTACTGCTGTTTCACCTTTTGGAAACTCACCTGTTTCGCGATCAAAGTAGCTTAGGATGAACTCACCTAATGGAGTCTTTTGCTCTTTTGCTTCTTCTTTGTCTAGTGACATTGATCCGTCTTTGCCTACAGTAACTTCAGTTTCTTTTGGTTCTGAAGAACTTGTCATGTCGCCAAAATCTAACTTGGCTAGCAACTGTGGGTTTTTAGCTTTGATATATTTGTGTACTAATGGACGTACACACATATCTGAATCTTTCGCTCCAACTTTTTTAAACATATCAGTTAGCATCGGATCGTCAATAAGTCCGCTTAGACTTTCGATTGCATTCATGCCATCTATGCCTGCTGGAAAATGATCTCCTACTAGTGATTGTAATTTTTTAATTGCTTGAGCTTGCTCGCCTTCGTCACTACTAAACACCGAATTACTTTCAATAACATCGTACTTCTTTGTTACTGCACCAATTGATGATTCTAGTTCTGCTTCATATGCTTTAAATCCGCCTGGCGGTAGTCCTCGTGTTCCGCCACTTTTCATACTGCCCATAAAGTAACCAATTTCTAATTTTTGGCCAGGCTGTAGTGATGTTGGATCACTAATACCATTTAATTCCATAATGTCTTCAACACCAGCTTTGACATCACCGTCGTAGTTAGAATCAGCGAATCTCTTTGCAATTGAAAAGATAGTATCGCCTCTACGTACTACGTATGACTCTGCCGGCTGTTCGCCTTCAGTTTGAAAATCTTCTGGATTAATATCTTGTGTTTCACTAACAAGATTGTAGATATAAGGAAATACATCTTGTAATTCTTCTTGGAATGATTTGATAGTAAGTGCTTCAACCCAGCTTGCTTTTACTTCTTCTGGAACTTCTGATAGTTCGCGAGTTTCAAAATTCTCTACTACATCTTTGTAATATGATTCGCGCTGCAATTGCATTACTTCTTTTTTAATTTTTTCTATACGCTCGTTAACACGATCAGAAACAGGACCCATTGCTTCTGCCATAACACCCGAACGTCCCATATAAGTTTTAAACTTACGTAGCTTGCCTAGCTCTTGGCTCATTTCAATTACATGTGTACCAAATGAATCATGTGGCTTACCGCCATTTGCAATATGACGACCTAATGCTCTTGCACCATTCAAATGCTTAACAGGATATTTAAAGCGTTCGCCTTCTGAACTTTCAATAAAGATGCTTTCAATATGCATTGAACGTCCGCCTGCGATTTCTGTATTAATAGGTTTACTATGTGTAACCATTAACTTTGCGCCACCTAAATCTTGATAGCTTTTACGGGCAGAGCCGTATAATTTTGATTCACTCATTTGGGTCTCTCCGGAGTTTTGTGCTAGAAACTGATAATCTCTTTTATCTAAATTAGACTTTGTGATATCTCTCGGTTCAAAATTAAGTCTACGTTTCTTACTAAATGTTCTAAGTTCTTTAAGGAAGCTGTACCAATCTCGTTTTACTTCATCGGATTCTTCACTTACAAATTCTGTGCTATAATAAACTACAAGTCCAGTTTCAGTTAAACTTATGCTAACTTGTCCTAGGGCTTCTGTTTGTGATTTATATTCAAAATCAATAAAACGTGCCAACTGAGGATCACTAGTCACTTTTCCATTTTCGTCGCCCATAGTTACACTTTGGTAACGGCTACGTATTTTATTAAATAGGTCTTCTGCTATTAAGTTTAAGTTTATCATAGTAAAGTATTTATCCAAAACTGCTACTGATGAAGATCGGCATTGGTGCTTCGTAATCATCGTCTTGCTCTGCTTGTGTGAAAGTATTATATATTCTAGGATCCCAGTCTTTTAATACTGCCATCATTCTTAGTGCTAATAGTGTAGCACTTATCAAGTCGTCTGTCATTCCTGACTTTGCTTGGAAACTACTGCCTGTGGCAATGTATCCTTTTAGTTCTGACAGTAGAGGTTTAGACTTGATTGTCATCTTGCCCCCTTCTACCATTGTTTTTAATCTGCTACACGCTGTAATCTTAGTGCCGTGTGTAGTGTTAAATCCTTTGCGGAACTTTCTTACATGTCCTTTGCGCATTGGCTCACTTACAAACAGCCCTGGAATATTTTCTTCGCCGAAGTCGTTGATGACAATCAAACATGCTTCTCCGATACCGTTGTTTTCAACACTCCAATATATGTTATTAGCATTACCAGTTTCTTGTGCAATGTACTTACAAATATCTGCAAGTACACGTATTTGCCCTGGTATTGCAGTTTGGTTGTGTTGCCACTCTGCTACTTGTATATAAGTAGGCAATTCAAACACTTGTATAGCTGCGTTGTCTCCACCTGTACCCATACTAGGATCAAGTGCTACTGCATATGTGTATTGACTTGTAGGCTTTTTATACCAACGTGTTTGCCCCATATTAAGTATAGGAGCTGCGCCTTCTAATCCAGCAAGTGTAAGACTGTTAATAAGTGTTTCATCAAATACTAGGAATTCGCAACCGTATTCACGACGGAACTTCTCTTCGCCGATACGACCAATTTCATCTTGCTTCCATTTTTCATCACGATCTGGGTGTTCGTTCCAGTGTGCAATAAAGCTATGAAATCCGTTAGTGCCTAGCTCTTGTTCATTACCATGTTCATCAAATTTGTTCTCTGCTTGTTTCCAAATAGTTGCAAAGGTATCTTCATCTGAGTTCGGTGTGCTTGTAATAATAGCTCTACCACCAGTTGCTAGTGTAGGAGATATTGAAGTCCAGAACTCTTCAGCAATGTTTGGTTGCACAAATGCAAACTCGTCACAGTATAGTAGCGAGATTGACATACCACGTCCTGTGTTGCCTGTTGTTGTTTGCGACACAATACGTGATCCGTTTTCAAATTCAATGCTGCCCTTGTTATACGATGTAACACCTGCTCTAATATGGTCTGGACAAGTTTCGTATACATAACGTATGCGTGACATAATTTCTTGCGCACCTGTGTATTTGTGTGCAGCAATAAGGCACGTTTGATCCGGAGTAAACATTGCGTACCAAGCTAGGTAAATTGCTGCACACGTTGTTTTTCCTGTTTGCCTAGGCATCATGTTAATATTAAAGCGATAGCTGTGATAGCTGTGCATTAATCGTAACTGATATTCATACGGATCAAATAATAGTTTGCCCTTTGTAGGATGCTGAATAAATGCAAACTTACGTGCAAAGTATAGATAGCCCGTGTCGGGGTCCATACAGGCAAGTAAGTCTGCAACTTGTTCTTCTGTATATGTTTCTTTTCTATTCGCCTTCTTAATTAAGACGCCGTCTAATGATGCTGCCATAATGTTATTTACTCAAAAAAATAGCACCCGAAGGTGCTATTTGGCCGTTCTCTCTATCGGTAGAACGTTCTTATTTCTTTTGGAACTGTGGAGGTACTTTACCTTTTTCAGGCTTGCTACCTTCTTCTTTATCTTTAGCTGCTTTAGCCATTGGCTCTTCTTTGTCGCCGTCGCCATCAATGTCTGCAAAGTCTGGCTTGTCGCCTTTCTTTTCAGCAAGTGCTGCCATTAGCTGCTCTGCAATAGATTTAATTTCTTCTGCCATTGGATTATCTGCGCCATTTGTAGGTGCATAGGACTTCTTAGTTTTATGCAGATCATCACCCGATGCTAGTAAGTCGTCTGTACTGTGATATTCTTCTTCAGGCTCATTAGCATAGTCTTCTTCAACATCGCCTGACTCAATACTGTCAAGTGACATCATTCTGCGTTTCATCATTTCACGATCATCGTGCTCTGGTGCAGGTAGTGCTAGTACTTCTGGCTCACCGCCGCATGGAGTAGGCATTTCATCGCCGTCTGGCTCCATGTGTGGAAGCTCACTAGTAGTACCATCATTATGCACTATGCCGCCTAATTGCATTACACGCATTAGTTCGCCAATTTCTGCTGCTGTTTCTGCATTAGCATTAATGCTTAAACTTGCTTCTGTGATAATGGAAGTACTTTTTGTATTTCCTTCAATTCGATCCATATGTTGAATCATGTCTTTAATAGTAGTCATTATTCTGCCTCCGGTGCTTTTTGCACACTGTCAATCGGATCGTGCTTGTTTTCTTTACGTGCTACTTCAAGTTCTTTAAGTAGATCCATTACTTGGTTATTAGGTGCCATTTTTTGATTTTCTGTTTCAACTGCATAGTCAGTATTAAGTACTGATTCGTACTCTTTATCTTCTTTAGTTTCCTGATAATCTTCTTGTGGCTCGTTTGGGTTACGTACAATAAGGTGAGAGTAAGGAATTTTACAAGTGTCTCTAAGATATTCTTGAAGTTGATGTGATGTAGTCGGGTATTCTAATTCAACGTTCCAACTGTGTACTTCACAGTTTTTTAATTGCGGAAAGTCTAATGGACGCTCAACAATAGGTGTTGTTTTGCCACTGGACATGTTTAGTACATTAAATTTCTTTAATGCAGTTTCTAAACGATCTTCACATGCTTCTGGAAGATCTCCTGCTACTCTAATTCTAAATTCATAAGTCTTTTTTGACTCTGTAAGAAAATCTGTAAATTTTTTCATTGTATTCGTTCCCAAACTATAATACTATTTATCAATGTTGCGTAGTTTATCAAGTAAACTATTTCGATCTGTAATTACTTTACCTTCACCAACAAATGTATCATCATCATCGGAATTGTTATCCTGATCCATTTTTTGTTTTTTAAGCTGTAGTTCTATCATTTTAAGTTTTTTATCTAACTTAGCAGTCTTAGCATCTAAGCTAGTTTTAAGCAAGCCGCCTGCCACTTCAAATATTCTGCCACTGTATCTGCTTTCAACATTCATACCTAAGTTCATTAAGTCTTCGTATGTTTGCATTGCTTTATCGGCAATCGTATCTAATTCTGTATCTGCTTTAGTTCCAAGGCCTGATACCTTAGGCAATGCAGCAGCAATTTTATCAAACTCTGCCATTGCATCAAATGTTTCTTCGACGTCAGATTTAACTACTGGAGTTGAAGGAACTTCGGTAGTAATATCTTTATTCTCAGGTAAATTTAATAATTCTTCTAATTTTTTTGTCATGACCTTTTACCATTATATGCTACTATTATTTATCTTCTTTTGCCGTTATGGAAAATATCATTCTCTGTTATTACACGAAAGTAAATGCTTTTTTGTTTGCACCAAGCTCTAGCAGCTTCCCACTTTGCCATATTAACAATGTAGTGTGCTTGATTTGCTTTTGATTTTCCTAGCTTACTTCTGTCAGCTTGGTTTTCAGGTTTAACTTCAATTAGTTCAACTCTATTCTTGCCAGTCTTATCTGTATACACAATAAAAAAATCAGGCACATATACTGTATACTTGCCTGTTAGAGGATTGCGATAGGGTATTTTTATTGCTTCACTTGCCCATTGCGATACGTTAGTGTTTTCATCACAAAACTTCATCATTGCCCATTCCCAACTACTGCGATAAGTTGGAGTTCTGTTACCTGCGTATTTTTCAGGATTTTTGAGCTCGAACTTTCCTTGGGCAAATCTAGGCATTAGAGTAATATATTTCTGGTATCTAAACTTTTAATTTGATTTTTACTTTTAGATCCAACTACACTTGTTATTGGTCTATTAAGGTTTACTACCTGAGCTACTACTCCACTAATCTGCACAGAATCTAAACCTGTTAATGTATCCAATACTTCGAATACAGGAACATTTTCGTTCTTTGATTGTTGTAAAATAGCAGTAGCGACACTAATAGCAGCAGTAGTATCAAATCCTCTTTTAGTAAAAAACGACACAACTGCATCTATTTCGTTAGCAGGATAAGATATTTCTGTTGTATAGTATTTGTTAAAGAATGTTTTCGTTTCTCTATTAGTAGTCGACGGTTCTAAATTTGTAGTTATTTTTTCACTCATCTTGCTCTCAACTCATTTTCAATGTTTTCTACTGCAAGTGTTCTGTACTCTTGCTTTCTAGATTCGCTTAATGCATCGTACGATGACTTAATAGTGTTTATGTCACTGTCGCCGTTATTGGTGATATATTCGGATTTGTACACGGTTGACAATGTGAAGTCGTCTAACTTTTTAACACTTGCTGTTATTTGTCTAGTAGACTCTGATATGTTATTTCCAACAGTAGCACTAGAGTTTGCATTGATATTAGTATTTAAACTAGCAACTGTTGCAGATGATACTTTAGGTGTTGGGAATGAAGTATCAGTTAGACCAGAAACACTAACATTGGATTGCAAGCCAGAAGTTAATATGTTTAATCCTTCGCCCACAACACCGGAACTATTAAGCTGCTTAAAGTTGTTAGCAGTATTAATACCTGTAGTAATTGCTTCTACAACTCCGCCCACTGTACTAATTTGTCCACTGCCGACTAAATCAAAAATGTTTGCAACTCCGTCTATAACGCCACCTGGGCCAAATAGTGTAGCACTACCGCCTCCGGCAGGTGTAATTGGGCTTGGCATTTTGTCGTAATGTCTGTCAGCAAATCCTGCAGGAGTATCTGGTTTTACTTGTCCTGGATTATGGTACAACACTGTTTCGTATGCAATGCTCATAGAGCTTTCAGCTGTGCCGCTTTCGCCTGCTGACACTGTGTCGTGTGTCCAACTGTTTATTACTGGATTTACTAAGGTATATGTAAAGTGCCTGTGTCTAGACAGTTGGCTTATTTGTATGCTTGTAAAGAATCGTTTTTTACTGCCAGCAGTATTGTAATCTAAACCATATGCATTGTTATTACTTACATATGGATTTAACCCAAAGGCACTGTTGTTTCCTTGTGGATTACCTGCGGAGTCTTCACTAAAGCCAACGCCTGTATAATTGCCGTCTGCAATCATGTACTTGTAATATGCTTTCCACATATCAGTAGTAGTGTTGTTATTATCATCATGAAACACAATACTTACAGGTTCATAATTAATCTTTGTAGTAACAATTCTTTTTCGATTATACTGATTAACTGTGCTAGTATCAAGACCAAATCTTGGCATTTCTGCACTCTTAACTAACATGTTAAGTTCTAATTTATCAAACCTAACATTAGGTACAGCTGGGTTAATATTAAAGACAACATGATAGACAAACTTGTTTTTCGGTGCTAGGCGAAAATTATCATCAGTAAATAATCTTGCAGCATGCTGAAAGTCGCCTAAATTACCCTTAGGGTTTAAGACGCCGTTTGTTAAGTTATCTAAAAATCCGTTTAGTTTATTTGCCATATAAATATTTATCCTTTAAATTATATGTGCATATAATAGAAAAGAGGGACCACATGATCCCTCTTAACATTACCTCAACTCTTTTTTTAGCTTAGGAACCGCCGCCAGTTACTAACGAGCCTGTTGAACGACCAACGTTTGTACCAATGCCAGTACCTTGCGGTGACTGAATTGCGTTGTCGTATCTAACTGCTAGTGTAATAGATACTGGTTCGTTTGCACTATAAGATAACTGATTGTAGTTTGCATTTTCTACATAGCACCCGTATAGTTCAAAGGTTTCTAACACTGTTGGAGTATTAGCGCCATTGCCGCCATCAAGGATCTCAATACGTGTTGTAAATTTGTAATCGATACCTGATGCTGCACTTGATTGTTCGTAAAAGTCGAATTGTTTCTGTAATTGTTCACCAACGAGTTTTTGTACATTATTGTTTACATCTTCACGTAAGTTAATAGTGATAGGTTCCCAACTATGCTTACCTGCTAGGTAAACACGTGAGTTGTAAACATCTAGTGTCATTTGTTCAAAGCCTACAGTAGGTCGTGTTACGTCCACTACCTGTTTTGTAAGTTCTGTTGTAGGTGTGCTAACTCCAAAGTTTTCTAAAGTAAGGCGGAAGCGATACTGTAGTTTTGGCATTAGCAATCCCTGGTTGCTAGCAGAGTCACTGCTAGCAAGAGGAACTGTAAATTTAGAAAGAGTTGATATAGCCATTATTTGCTCCTGTTTATCTTATTAGTATTTATCTTATCCAAGACTTGCAATCTCACCGGTGTTTTTCAAACGTAGTGGAATGTAGATAAATTCAACTGCTTTGACTGGTTCAATAGCAATGTCTACATAAAGTTGATTACGGTCAATTCTGCTTGGAGTGTTATTAGACTCGTCACATACAACTAAGAAGTCATATAGCGCACGTTGTCCAACTAGCTCAAGCATTAAGCTCTCAACTTGTTGTTTGATTTCATCGCGTGTAATCTTATCGTTCGGTTCAAAGATATAAGGTTTAGCAAGAGCATTTAATTGTCTACGTAAGTACACAACTAGTCTTGATACGTTAATTCTATCCAATGCACTAGCACCTCTTGCACGAGTTTTTTGACCCATTGCAATAACACCACTGCCTGTAATAAATGTAATTGGGTTAACATTTACGTTATATAGAACGTTACGTTGACCTTCATTTAATGCAACTGTTTTAAATTCGCCTTCTGCACTTACATATCCAACTGCACTTGCATTAGATACTCCGCCTCGTCTTGTTCCTGCTGGTGCAAACCAGGGGAAGCTAACTTGGTCACTTAGTGCAATAGTGCGCATCATCATGTGTGACGCTGGAACAACAATGTTGTTTCCTGCATTATCACTTGTAAAGCCACATGGGTAATAAATGCCTAAGTATTCATCTGAAGTAACTAGACCTTCGTCATTGTCTTCAAATGCACCTGCAACATTCAAGCCCCAGTTGTTAAGTTCTGTGCCGCTTGAGTTTAATCTAAACGGTGTATCACCTAACACAAATGCTGTCAATCCGCGATCAACGTTTAGTGTTACCATTTCGCCGATTAGTTCCGGATAACCTGGGCAAGCCATTAAGTTAAAGTTTAGACCTTCTTCGTCACGTATACGCTCGTTACTGTTAACTAGAGCCTGTAGCTCACGTACAACAACCTTGCGCTGCGCTTTGCGACCAAATGCGCCTGTACCATCTTCGTTGTTTGTAGAAACTGTTACCCAACGATGTGGATAGTAGTTGCTCATTGATGCGTCAGCATCTGAACCACGTTGGTTTTCTTCAATCAACGGAACATAGTTACGAATAAATTTCTTAACGTTAAAACCACTTCTACGTGTATTCCATAGCAACATACCACGTGGGTAAAGTGCTGGATCCGGAGCATCGTGATCTAAGTAGTTGCTAGTTAGTAATTCATCAATAGTTGCTGATGCAAGACCATCTGGTGTTCCACCTGTTGTTCCCCAACGTGCATCTGCAAACAAGATACCATCTTCACTTGTTTGATCAGTACCGTCAAGCAACTCCCAAGTACCTGCTAAGTTATAGCGATACATTAGCGGATAATTTTCTAAATCTGCTGTACTAACCCATAGGTCGCCGTATTTTAGTGCAGACGTTCCGTCTTGTCTTCTGTACGGTTGCGTAGCACTAACAATAACTCCTGAGAAGTCAGTAAATTGATTTTTATAGCCAACCCAGTTTGTGCCGTCGTGTACCATAACATCAATTTCATCAACAATGCTATTATACCATAGTGCGCCATCTGCTGTTAAGCTAGTTGGATTATCAGCACTTGATTTTGGTGCTAGGAATTTCCATCCACTTGCTACAAAGTTATGTACTGTGTCGCCACCTGGTGCGCCGTATAAGTTTGCAGTTCCGATTCCTGAACTTACATATGCACTAAAGCCTGCTGCTGCAAATGGTAGATTAGCACCATCGCCAATACGGAAGTCACCGCCTGCTGCGTGTGTAATAACTACTCTGTTTTGACTATCAATAGTTGCAGTTACATAAACTAAGCCAATACCATTGATTGCTGCTGCAAAGCGCTCAGCGTTAGTAGTTGCGTCAGTTGAGCCAACAAAGCTACCGTTCTTTGTAGATAACATTTTGCTGTTTGGCATAGTTTCACTAATTACAAAATCATACGCTGTACCATTTGTAAATGTTGTTCCTGCAATAGGAGCCGATGCAATGCTTACTGCACCTAAAACTTCTCTACGGAAGATTTTAAATGTTGCTAGTGAAGGAGTTGTATCTGCGCCAAATGTTTCGCCTGCGTTAGACTGAACATATAGTGTACCTACACCAATGTTTGCTCCGCCTGCTGCTCTATCTAGGTTGTAAATTGCTTCTTGGTTATTTGCATAAACTGGTGCGCCTTGGTCATCCCAAAGTTTTGTTTCGCCGTTCCATGCTTTAACACGCCATTTAGCACCACCGTTTGGATCAGTTGTTTTAACCCAAACACTACCACTTGGACGATTAAACGTATCAATTGTTTTAAATTCTGGAACAGTTGTGTGTGCAGAAAGTTGTAGTCTTGGTGGGTAATAAGTACCTGTTGCAACACCAATTGGACTATCGGATGCTTGTGCAGCTACAAGTGTACCACCTAGTGTGATTGCATTTGAGTTGTCTGCTTCAGTGCCTGCGCCGTCAATTGAATTGCTTGCATAAATTTCTAATTTACCGTTTACAATAGCAGCTGACATAACGCTCGATTTGCCTGCTGTAGTAAGTTCGGAATTAATAGATGACACTAAGGAAGTAAGATCCTGTGCTCCTGTGCCGCCAACTGTTGCTGTAATAGACAAGTTAGTAGCATTAATTGTTAAAGTGTCGCCACCTTGAATTGTTGGAGTTGATTTTGTGCCTGCTATAGTTGGCCATGCCATAGCCCATGCATTTGAACCTACTTCAACCCAAGTACCGTTGTTTGTTTTTGCTTTGTACCATAAGCGTTTGATTGGTGCTGTAGTAGCTGCTGTTACTGCATAGTCGCCAACTTTACCTACACTCTGTACTGGAGCAGTTCCGTCTAGCTGTGATTCATTTGTAATAACAATTGGAGATACAGTTTTGAACTTTTGTCCGCCTGCTACTGCTGATGCGTTATTCCATTCAAACACACCAAAACTAGTTGCTGACGTATCAAACCAATATGTTCCATCTTCTGGATCAGCTGCTGGCTCTTCTGACGTAGCAGTTAACTCTGTTAGGTTAACATCTGCACGTACTACGTATGCTCTGTTAGCTACACCTAAAAAGCTGTATGCTGCTTGTAGACCATATTCGTTTTGCTCGCCGCCGTGTACTGCTGCGCCGCTTGCATCTGTGTAAAATGTAGGGTCACCAAAAGTTTCTGCAAGTTCTCTTTGACTAGTAATAGTATATACTTCGCCTGCGTTTGCTTTCAATGTTCCTGCTGCAATTCCTGTACTGGAACTGTTTGTTTTGTCTTGTCCAGACGCAACAATAATAAGTGGGGTAGTACCTGGTTCAGCTGGTGTGTAAAAACTTTCGTCTATTACACTGACCTGTACTCCTGGTGATTCTAAAGCCATTTTATATTCTCCTGTGAGCGTTTATTACTTTATATTATTTAGCATAATGATTGTAAATTACCCTAGTAAACCACCTAAAAAAGGGACCGAAAAGGGCAGCTAAATACAATATGAGACCGATTTGTAAAATTTGCAATAAAAAACCAGCTGCAATTAACTATCGCAAGGCTGGAAGAGTATATTTTAGATCTAAGTGCGAAAGTTGTGCTAGATACGGAGTGCCTCAGGGTGTACCATTATGGGAAAGATCAGGTTATCAGAAAAAAGAGCAGTGTGAAAAATGCGGATATAAAAGTAAACATCAAGAACAATTCGATGTATATCACATAGACGGTCGACTTGATAATTGTCGACCTACTAACTTAAAAACTATATGTGCAAACTGTCAGAGGATTCTTCAGAAAGAAGGGGTCCAATGGAAGCAAGGCGATCTAGTCCCTGATTTTTAAATATAGTACGCACTAGTATTCCTACGTTCTTTTCTAATCTTTCTAGAGATCCATTATTGTCAATAGTATAGTTGCACATCCATTGTTCAATACTCATACTACTAGGATCTTCTTTAGGCAAGTGATCACAGCGATCTACCCAAATAGCATAATCAAAAATTTGTTCATTTTGCATTGCAAAGAATTCGCGACGATTACGCAATCCGCAATAGATATTATGTTCTTTAAATAGGTTACGGCCTAGTCGCGCTAGATCATCTTTGCAGTAATCATGAATCATGTTGTACCATTCAGTACGATGATTGTGTCGGTCTGCATAACATGCTTCTTCGTCTGCATATCCGTACTTGTCTTTTAGTTCGTTAAAAATAAACAGCTCACTACAAAACTTTGAACTTGATTCAAAATTGTAACCATATGCTTGTAGCATTTCACATACAGTATCTTTGCCGTGGCGACCGTGTCCTACAACTAGTAACTTAGGTAACATATAATATCATCTCCTTAACGAATATGTATATTATAGCATCTTATAGTTGCTTGTCAAGAACTTTTTGATAGGCTTCTTCAAAACCTTCTTCGTGGAATGATGCTTCGTGGTTGCCCCAAAGTCTTTTAAAATAACCATCGTAACAAGCATACACTGTTTCTTCGGTTATGTTAAGATGCCCCTTTACCATCCAAAAAAGCCTATAAGCGTCTTTATGAATGGGCTTACTCATTATCCTATAATAAATCCGTAGCCAGTGCCGCCTGCGATGTTCATTTTAACTTCTTCTTCAAGTTTTTCCATCTCTGCTTGAGCTTCATTCTTTAGTGCATCGCCATTAAGTGTTGATCCACCTTGTGGTCCTGCGATAGTAGCAAATTTACTACGTGCTTCGCCTAACATCATTTTACATGCTGCTACAGTATAGTCTTTAATCCATTGTCCCGAATACGTATCAGTCATTATTACAATATCAGGCTTGTAGTTATAGGTGTATAATAGGACTTCTTCTATATCCGATCTTGGACGTTGTAGTATTGTTAGCTGCTTTGAACTACTGTTAAATTTAAACTCAATAAAACTACCAAACATTCTGCCTACAAGTTCTTGATATCCTGAAAACAATTCGTATGTTAATAGGCCGCCGATTGAACTAGAACTCATTAAGTATGTATTAGTGTATGCCAAGTTAAACGGATCGAAAGAACTTCCGCCATTGCTGCCACTTGATCTAGATCCAATACTACGTCTGTATATTTTACGTACTTCAATAACTTCGTTAGGTAGAGTATAAGTATTTTGATCTTCTATCAATGTTAAAAAACTATAGCTTTCTTCAACAGAGTGATCTGATCGTTGTCTAAACCTAGTAAGAGCTTTACTAAGTGCAATTTCATAATGTCTTGGATCAAGTTCGACATCGACCATGCCGCCGCCTAACATAGCGTCTACATAATCAAATATTTTACTTTTTTCTTCTGTTAAATTATTAGCCATTAATTAGTCCTTATACCGCGTAAGTTGCTTGTGTAATATCTACGTGGATTGTTGCCATTAAGTTTGTTCTGCCAGTAGTAACACCATTTTCAATTACAGGTATCGCTTTTAGAACACGCTGTTCCATTCCGTTTAGCGCACTTGCACCATTAGCATCTGTCATTGCATTGTCGTCTACTACTATTAAGTATTTACTCGAAGGCGAAATATGCGGATGTGTTGCATTTTCAGGAGTAGCAGCATAACCTGCGCCGACTTCTATATAACCAACACATAAGGTCCAGTGCCCTACTGACGATTCAAAGTCGTCGACGCCGCCTACGTAATATTGTTCGTTAAACGGTCCTGTTGTTTGAACTGCTCCCCAGTCGTAAAACTTAACTGGTAAACTCTTACACATACTTGTGCCACCGACTGTTTCAGGGGGCAGTTTGTTAGCAGGAGTTGTTTTTTCAGTAATGTTCCAGTGTTTCCAACATACAAAGAATGGACGGTTATTAGCAATGTCGTCACGAACAATTTGAAAGTTAACATCAAAGTTTTCGTTCAGCGTTGCAGCGTAACCTTCGTTAGCTAGTGGATCTGGAAAAGTGTCCTGTGTGTTGTAACTAACTGAGGTTGCAGTAGCGTTTAGGGCACCTTGGCCGATTTGTGAATTAAATGCGCGATAACCAAACAAGAAGTTATTAATAGTTGTTCCTACAGTTATTCCGCCTGCAAATGGATCAGCATCTGCTGCCCCAGTTGCATTAGTTCCGAAGTACCATCCAAAGTCAGTAACAGCACCCGCTGCTTGGGTTGCTCGTGTTACAGTGTTAGCAGGTCTGTTTCCGTCGTATTGATGATCATGCCATTGCGGATCGCCTTGTACATATATTCCACTACTAGGGAAATCTGCTCCATCACCGAAGTTAGTTTGGAAGCCGTATCTGTTTTCAATAAAGCCTAAATGGTTTGCTGCGGCAGTTGGAGCACTCCATCCGTACACAGACTCTTGTGCAATTAATGGATCATAATTGAAAGGATTGTCCCACATTGCTGGTTGAAAGTCGCACGTTACTAGCTGCACGTTTTTAGTTGCTAGTTCTGCTTCTGTCGGACGTAGTCTTCTAAAATCTAAAGATGCAGCACTTGTGCTACTATCCCATTTACTTGATATGCCGTTATACACAAATACTGTTTCTAGATTATCATCTGAAAGTAGTAGTGTTTTAGGATCTCCAAGAAACTGATTAACATATGTTGCATCAGGTATTTGTGCTGTAGTTCTAAAATCTATAGGATGCTGTGCTCTAATGCTTACAGCATTTTGAGTGTGTCCATATCCCTTTACAATAACTCTTATTACATCGCCATCTGCTGGAGTAGTCGGAAAGTTGATTGCAAATCCTGGTCTGTAATCTGCTAACCCATCCGAAGCAACTCTACTTAGAGCCTCTACAATGACTGTGTCGCCTGCCCCAGCGTTGTAGCCTTCTTCAACTACTTTTGGTTTGGCCGCTTCGTTTCTTATTTCTGCTAAAAACATATTAGTTCTCCGTTAGTATCCAACCTTGCTCTGCATTGTAATAAACTAATCCAAACGCAGAACGATCAGTTTGGATAATTAAATCGTCTGCTCTACCCTGGATATTATGTCCATTTCTTGCAATAGTAATGTTAAACTGGCTAGCTGTGCCAAATCCGTCTATTACTCTTATTTCGTCACCTAGTTCTGCAACAGTAGGAAGCGTAATAGTTACTCCGCCTGTTACACTAGTATCTACAATATAATGACTGCCTGCTTCAGCAGTTACATTAGTTATTAGTTCAGTCCAACCTCTAGATAGTTTTCCTGTTTTTAATACGCCAGTTGTTACATTAGCGTTATTTACATCACCTACTACAGTGCCATCAATATCGTTAATAATTTGTGTACTGTCTAGTGCAAATACACTACCTGTAATGTCGCCTCTAATGTCATTAGAAACAATAGTACCTGCATATATATTTCCGTATCTAAAATCTGCACTACCGATATCTCCGTCTAAGTCAAATTCTGGTAGAATATTAACTCCAGTCATTGTCTGCACAGAATCACGAATAGTTACACTGCCTGCTAAATCAGTGTTGCCGTCGACATAAAATACGCTGCTAGCACCAATAGTAAGTCTAATTCCATCTGTTACTGTAGCTGGAGTAATGTATACATCTGAACCTTGTTTTAATATACTAATATCGTCGTTGTTAATAGTACCTTTGATTTCACCAGTTAGACCGTCTACCATTACACTCGAATCGTCTGCAAATACAGAACCTTTCAAGTCACCTGCTAGTGTAGCAAATGTATTCCCGTTAGTCCATTGTGTACCGTCCCATTGTAGTACATCGCCAGTTGCTGGTGCTCCTAATTGTACACCGCTTAGATCGTCAATAGTTTTATTTCCAAACTCGGTGTCAAAACGTGCTGCTGTAAAGTAGTAGTTTGAAATGCCTTCTGCTAAATCATCTGAAGTTTTTAAACTAAAGCTATCGTCAAATCGTTGCTCAGTCCAGTATAAGTTAGTTGTGCCTTCTTCAATATCACTCGATAGTAAGTTAGTTAAACGATAATCAAAATCTTGATTGAAGTAACTAGTTTGGTAATATCTATTTGAACTACCTTCTGCTAAACTGTCAGTTGATATTGCTAACAAGTTTTCAGTAAAGTTAGCATCACCTCTTGCTTCAGTAAAGTATAGATTATTATCACCTTCTGGAACTCCATCAGTGTTTAGTCCGCCGCCTACTCTAACAAGTTGATTCCATGTTCCGCTAACAGCACTATAAACTTCGCCAGTTGCTTGTACTGTTGCAATCATACCTGCATATGTGGTTGCATCTGGTAAGTCAACTAGTGTTGCATAGTAACTTCTAATTTTGTTAGTTGCACTAGTCAACTCAATAGTTGCACTTGGGCTTGTAATACTTCCGTTTAAGTTACCTTCAAACGTTGCTGCTACAAACGTGTCTGCACCGACTGACCATTTATCAACGGCTTCGTCCCAAACAAGTTGTTTAACACCTTCATCGCCGCGCCTTACTTCGATACCTGCATTTATTGTAGGAGCACCAGTTGTAACATTTGAGTTAAGAGTTACAATGTTGTCTTCAACTAGTAATTGTGTTGTGTCAATAGTTGTTGTTGTGCCTTGTACTGTTAAATTGCCAGTAAGTGTTAAGTTAAGGAATGTCGGACTTGCATTAGTTGCAATATCTTGACCCAGTGCAATAACACCAGTTGTATTATTATATGTTACGCCTGTGCCGCCACTTAGTGCTGCTCTTGCTCTTGCATCTGTAAAGTACTTGTTAGTTGCACCAGCGCCCGATTCTGATATTTGATCAGTAATTGTAGGAATAGCAGGTTTGTTTACAAAGTTGTCCCAATCAAGGAAGTAGCTAGGGAGCTGACCGTTTAGGTTTTGTACTTCGCCGAACTCGTTAATAATAACATCATCAAATTCAGTTTTAATTATTGCACTATTTAAGCCACCAAGGATAATAGTACCTTGCAAGTCAGACTCTAATGTTCCTGTTGAAGTAAATGTTCCATTAACTGTTAAATTATTAAACGTTGATGTGTTTGTACTTGTAACATCTCCACTTAGTGTACCATTAACGCTACCGTTTAAACTACCAGTAAAGAAGCCTTCAAAGCTCAAGTTTTGGCTTGGACTTGTCGGATCTACTTTAACTGTCATAGGCAATGTACTATAGAATGTTAATCCGCCCTGTTCAATGCGCGAAGCACCTAGTGTTGCTAATGGGCGACCTAAAATGTACCCGCCTGTGCCAAAGCTAAGGATTGAACTATTAGCAATATTAATTGTTGTGCCAGTTGATCCGCCTAGGTTGTCTGTACGTACACTATCGTTGACTACATCGCCTGTGATTAAATTAGATACTGCATCAACAAGTACTGTTGAGTCATCACCAAACACACTACCTTTGACATCACTGCCCCATATTGCTGAAGAAATATCTGTAAACTCAACTGCTGTTGCATCTGCATTTACAGCAAGAACTTTGTTATTAAAGCCTAAGAAGCTACTTGGAGTATCTGTTAATCCTAAGAATGTACTTGAGCCGCCTGTGCCGCCGCCAGTAGTTGCAATTGATAGTGTATTGGAAACATCGTCATATGTTAATGCAATTCCGTCACCAGCTTGTAATAATGCAGCTACGCGGTCATCAACACGCTCATCTGTGTACCATTGATTAAGTGAGCCTTCTGATATATCATCAGTTGACTTAGTACTAAACATTACATTCCAGTCTGCTTGTGTAAACACATCAAGTACATTAATTGTACCCGACATTCCCGGATAGTACTGTGAATTATAGTACAGTGTATCAGGTGCATTCATTGGTACTGTAAATGTAATAGTACCTGTTTCTGATCCGTTGCCAGTAACGCCATCATTATATGCATTTGCAGTCCCCGTAGAATTTACAGTTTTAATGAACAATGGACTACCAGTTGCATCCATTGAGAATGTGTATGTTTGTCCTCTTGATAGATATATTTCTGGATCTAATGCTGCTGTTGTGCCGCCACCATTGAATACGTAGTTATTTGTTCCATCAGCTGTTACTGCAAAGTTAATAACTCCGTCTACACTTGCTACATCTCCTGGTATAAAGTTTGAACCATCCCATACCAGTGCTTGTCCGTTAGTAGGTGCTGCTGTAGTTGTATCTACGTCTGCTAATGCATCAATACTTGATGTGCTTAAATCACTAGCAACACTTCCAGGTACAAAGTTAGATCCGTCCCATACAAGTGCTTGTCCGTTAGTAGGTGCTGCTGTAGTTGTATCTACGTCTGCTAATGCATCAATACTTGTAGCACTAATATCAGCTGCAACACTGCCCGGAACAAAATCGTTTCCATCCCATACAAGTGCTTGGCCATTAGTAGGTGCTGCTGTTGTGATATCTACATCACTAAGTGCGCCTACACTAAAAGAGCCTATACCTGTAATATAACCGGTACTATTAGTAAAGCTAATAACACCAGTAACCTGATTAAAGTCAATATCTCCAGTGCCGCTAATATCTGTTAGTGCAATGCCTACGCCGCCGTCTGATGTTAAGTCAGCTGCTGGTGCCCATACAGCTCCGTCCCATTTTAATACTTGACCTGTTGTAGGCGCAACAGCACTTACATCTGCTAAGTCACCTACGTTTGTAGGAATGGTAGGAGCACCTGTTAAGTCTGCATATGCGCCACTTGTTGCTACAGTTGCTAATGTTGGTGTACCTGTTAAGTCTGCATATGCTCCACTTGTTGCTACAGTTGCTAAACTTGCTGTTGTTGCATATGTTGATAAATCAGGAGGTGTTAAAGTAAACAGTCCTAGTGTATTATTATATGTTAGTGTACCAGTGCCGCTGGCAGCAACAGTATTAGCTGATAAGTCAGTTAATGCAATACCGCCTGCACTATCGTCAGTTCCTACTATCCAAGCAGTTCCGCTATACTTTAATACACTACCTGATACTGCACCAGCTGTATCTACATCTGATAAGTCGTTAATGCTTGCTGTTGAAATGTCTGTAGACGATACTGTTCCCGGTACAAAGTTAGATCCGTCCCACACAAGTGCTTCACCATTGTTAGGAGCAGTTGTAGTTGTATCTACATCACTTAATGCGTTAATGCTAGTTGACCCAATATCCGCTGCAACACTTCCAGGTACCCAAGCAGCGCCATTCCACACAAGTGCTTGCCCACTGCTAGGATTGGCTACACTTACGTTTGTTAAATCACCTAATGCTTGTGCTACTGCTGCTGGAGTAGTTGCTGTCCACACAGCGCCGTCGTATGATAGTACTTGGCCTGTTGTTGCAGAACCTACACTTGTATCAGTTAATGCTGAAAGCGAAGTAACTAATGCCGGAACGTTTGCAAAATTGTCATAATCTAAATAAAAGCTAGGAGGTTGGCCGCCTAATGTAGCAGCGTCAGTACTTGATGATGTTGCACTGCCCCATTGAATGGATCCGTCAATACCTACAATAAGAACTTGACCTTGTAGGCCGTCTTGCCATTGCGGAAATCCGCCTACCTTACCGTATAATTCTGTAAAATTTAAATTTGTTTTTGTTAGCGCAGAACGTAATGTATCGCCATCACCTGCGTCCGGGCTGCTGCCAACGTTAATAATTTCTTGAGTCATAGTATCCTATTTCCTAGCATTGCATTTGTTAAAGTATTTATCTTATGAGCAGGAATCTAATAAATACTTGTACTATGCCCAGACTCAGTTTATATAAACCAGAAAAAGGTCGAGACTATAAATTTTTAGATCGACAGATATACGAAATGTTCCAAATTGGTGGGACAGATGTTCTAGTACACAAATACATTGGTACAGACGACGGCACCACTGTGAAAGACGAGCGACAAATTCAAGATCTGTTGTTTTTAGAAAATAGAGATAGAAAGTACGACCAGGATATTTACTCCTTAAGAGGAATATATAATGTCCAAGATATCGACTTTGATCTAAGTCAGTTTGGATTGTTTTTACAAAACGATACAGTGTTTATGACTATTCATATTAACAGTAGCGTTGATTCTTTAGGCAGAAAAATTATGCCTGGAGACGTAATTGAATTGCCACATTTAAAAGATGAATATGCTGCTAACGACTATGAAGTAGCACTTAAACGCTTTTATGTTGTAGAAGATGTTAACCGTGCAGCTGAAGGATTTTCGCCCACGTGGTATCCGCACTTGTACCGTGTTAAACTAAAACAAATTGTCGATAGTCAAGAATTTAAAGAAATACTTGATCTTCCAATGAATGAAGATGCACCTGATCAAGGATCATTGCGTGACTTGTTATCAACATATGATGCAGAAATGCAAATTAATAATGCTAACTTATTAGAAGCTGAAAAAGATGCTCCTAAATCAGGATATGACATTACTAACTTTTATACGTTGTCAACTGAAAACGGAACTGTTGATTTAGCCACAGTTGATGATAGTTCATTAAATGCAGGAAGTTTAGCTACAGTAGATGCATTAAGAAACACTCCTAGAAAAGACGGATACAGTGGTTACTTACTGGGCTCTACAGAAGCACCTGATGGTGCACCGTTTGGTAGTGGTATTACATTTCCACTAGAAGTAGCCGAAGGCGATTATTTCTTACGTGTAGACTTTATGCCAAATAGACTTTTTAGATATGACGGCGAACGTTGGGTTAAGATGCGTGATAATATGAGAATGAACTTAACAAGCGACGATGCAAGACAAACACAAAAAACATCGTTTATTAACAATAACGAATATACATATATTGACCAAATAGCAACCGACTTAGTATCACTTGCTAAAGGCGACACTGTAGTACTAACTGATGTAGAATCACAAGTTGCTAATCCTAGATTTATTATGCTTAAAATAAATGGATACAAGGTAGAATTTGATTCTAACGAACATCCTAATATGTACGATACTCATACTAGAAACAATATTCCGAATCTAGTAAAACTTAACTTGCCTATTGAAATTATTGATGCAGGCTTATGGGAAGTTATCTTCTATAATGACAGAGTCAAACAGCGTCAAAGTTTATCAGAAGCTTTGAGAGCAAGGAGCGATAATTAATGCAGCACTTTTATGACGGCCAAGTAAGACGATATTTAAATCAAATGTTGCGTTTACTAAGCAACTTTACATACAAAGACGGATCAGGAAAAATTACTCCTGTGCCCGTAATGTATGGCGATATCACACGTCAGGTGTCAAGTATTATTCGTGATAATTCAGAAAATAAAATACCAAGCGCACCTCGCATAGGTATGTATGTTACAGCAATGGAGCAAGACAGGACTAGAACGTCTGATGCAACACTAGTTAGTAAAGTAAACATTAGAGAACGTGCTTTTGACGAAGTAAACCAGCGTTACACTACACAGCAAGGCAACTCGTATACAGTTGAACGCTTAATGCCAAGTCCGTACACTCTAACAGTAAGTGCTGATATTTGGTCAACGAACACTGATCAAAAATTACAAATTATAGAACAAATTTTAACGCTATTCAATCCAAGTTTAGAAATACAAACTACAGATAACTTTATTGATTGGACTAGTTTAAGTGTTGTAAACTTAGAAGGAATTACATGGAGCTCTCGTTCAATACCACAAGGTACTGAAACAGAAATTGATGTGTCAACATTATCGTTTAGTACTCCGATTTATATTAGTCCTCCAGTAAAAGTAAAACAACTAGGTGTTATTACAGCTATTGCAATGAGCATTGGCGACGAAGACAGAGGCACAATTGAAACTGGTATTAACATACCGGGTGATTCAATTCTCTTCCCAGGTTGGGATCAAACTGTACCTGATGCATTTAGTGCTAATCTAGATACCGCAGCAGCAAGTTGGCATTCGCTTGTGTTTGGTAACACAATCAAACTTGTTAAACCGATGGGTCTTAGTAATGCTTCTGAACTTGAGAAATCAACCCCTAGTGGTGCTCAAGGTAACTGGCAAGGTGTATTAGATGCATTGCCAGGAACATATAGAGCAGGACTATCTAAGGTATTTTTACGTAGAGACGATTCAAAAACTCCAATTGTTGGTTACTTAACTTTGAATCCACTAGACGAGACACAACTTACTGTTAATTGGGATATTGACACTCAGCCAACAAATAGTACTTTAGTAGGACCATTAAGATCAGATGGAAATATTAATGCAGTAGTTGATCCTGTGAGAAATCCTCCGGCAATCGTTCCAGGTGTTAGATTCTTACTTACAGCTGATATCGGAAGCGAAAGCAACGTTGACGGGCCGGACTTTTGGAAGAACACAAATGGTGTCGACTTTGTTGCTGGAGCAAACGACATTATCGAATGGGACGGAACTTCTTGGACTATTATATTCGACGCAAGTGAGTACACGGGTGACCCGGTATATGTAACAAACATTAATCCAAACAGCGGCCTACAATTTAAATGGGACGGCGAGCAATGGATTAAGGCGTGGGAAGGTTTATATAAGCCAGGACACTGGCAAGTCATCCTCTAAAACTACTATATATTATATGTCCGAGAAAATAATTTGTAGTGGAGCTCTGATTTGTTCCCTTAAAACTAAACGTGTATTACTATTACAACGAACTCATGTTAAACAGCCTGAGCACTGGGGACTAGTAGGCGGCAAAAATGAATATGGCGAAACTCCTTGGGAAGGTCTACAACGAGAGATAACCGAAGAATTAGGCAAACTTCCTTCTTTTGCTAAAGTTATCCCATTAGAGCTATTTGTATCAAATGATGAAAAGTTTAATTTTCATACATATCTATGTTTTGTAAATGACGAATTTATTCCGTTGTTAAATGACGAACACTCAGGTTACTGTTGGGTTACATTTGGAAATTGGCCAAAACCCTTACATCAGGGGTTGCGAAATACATTAAACAATGCTACAATAAAGACTAAAGTCATGACGGCAGTTGACGTTTTGCAATACATAGAGGATCACAATGATACTTAATGAACTTTGGCCTACTACACTTGCACAGTTTACGTGGGATGATCAAATTGCGTTAGGCAATGTAGTTAACGATATTATCATGAAGTTTCCTGATGGTATAAGTGATCACGAGCGTCCTGATATTGACGAGTATTCAGAATTAAAATTAGCACACGAGTTTATTGACAATTCTATTAAATCTTATTTAGAATCAGACTTTCCAAAACAGAAATCATTTTCTTTTAGCTGGTGGGTACATGTTTATAGACAAGGTGCAACACATCATATACACAACCACTTAGGAAGTCAGTTTACTGGAATACTTTATCTTGCAACTCCTCCTGTAGGCGGAGAACTAGTATTACACGATCCTAGAGGTAATGCTAATAGAGGTTACAACAGTAACTTAAATCATATATTTGAACCTGTTGTATTAAAGCCTCAGGCTGGTGATTTGTTTATATTTCCTAGCTTTGTTTGGCACAATGTCGAGACTGTAAAAGACATGCGAATTTGCATGCCGTTTGACGTGTGGTGTTGATATGATTCCTAAAGTTAAAATGTCAATGTTAGAGTTTTATGATATACTCCGCAGTGACTTAGCATATAATAGAGTAATGACTAGCTACATTGACAGTGAAGGCTTACAACATTATATAACCGAAAATGATTATATTTCATATCTCGGAGTAGTAGATAATCTTTTGCTGCGTGATGATATAACAATTAAATTAGAAAAGTATGAACAGATTTGTAATTTTAATAATGGTACTTGTCATGTGTTCTACGCAAAGCCTAATTCTCCATCATTCGGTATTCACACCGATCCTGTAGACTTAGTATTGCAAGTTACTCATGGAAGTAAAACATTAGAAATAAACGGTACAGAGATAACAGCACACAGTGGACATTGCTTGTTTGTGCCTGCAGAAACACCGCACCGTGCTTTAAATAAAGACAATAGCATTATGCTATCTTGGGGATTAGATGACCGTACATAACGCCACACAGTATATGTCTTATATTAAAACAACTGAGACTTGTAATTTAAACTGTTCTCATTGTTTTACTAATGGCATCAACGGACGTAAGATTTATTTTGATCCCCGTGCTACAGCAGATTTTTTTAATAGACTGTATGCTAAAATGCCCAATAGCGGAATAGCTTTCGAGTTCCACGGCGGTGAACCTATGCTTGCACCCGTAGAAGATATGAAACTGTTTCACAAACTGACTTATGATGTTTGGGGTGACAGAGCTTACTACGGCATGACCACTAACTTAACATATAAACTTACAGACGAGAAACTTGATCTAATATACGGAATACTACACAAACGTTTAGGTACAAGTTACGATCCGTTTATACGTTGGGCTAATGCTAAACAGCAAAAACTATGGGAAGATAATGTGCGTCAACTAACAGCAGATGGAGTAGACATCAAGTGTTTTGTTAGTTTAAGTAAAGATATGATACAAGAAAATCCTGCAGATGTTATCGAATATTTGATCGACTTAGGTATACAAGAAGTTGACTTTGAAAGATTAACTTCAGACGGCAATGCTGTGCGCAATCCTAAGATATTTCCTACTAATATAGAAATACAAGATTGGTACTTACAGTTGCACAAGGAAACACAAGCAAGAAATCTTAGAGATAAAATATACAACTCTACAATTGAAAGTGTATATATGAAGTTTGAGGATGGCATTACTCGTGCAAGTACATTCTGTAGAGACTGTGAACAAAAACTGTTTACTATAAATGCAGACGGTCGCATTGCAGGTTGTCCCAATAGTGCGCCAACTGCACACTATGCACACATTTCTGATGACATAGATCATGTATTATTTCATCCAAGTCGAATGTGTAATATTGCAACTGAAATGAATAGAAATTCTAAATGTTATGAATGTCCTGTGCAGTTTTACTGCGGTGGCGATTGTTACAAACTTGCATGGGAAGGCGATATATGTCCTGCTCCTAAAACACTAATGTTGGAGTTAGCGCCGTAATGGATCTTATTATTAAACCCACTGAAGCATGTAACTTCAAATGTACATTTTGTTCTTCGACTAAGATCGATCCTAATAATGCAGGACAATTAGATCACGATTATATCTTTAGATTTTTAGATAGATATCCCGACACTAATACAATTATTGTTAACGGTGGTGATCCACTCATGATGTCTCCAGAATATTATTGGAAAATAATAGAATATCTCGATACACACGATATGCCGGCAACTATTAGCTTTACTAGCAACTTATGGCCGTTTTACGTTAAACCCGAAAAGTGGATAGATTTATTCAATCACCCACGTATGGGAATCTCGACTAGTTTTCAATACGGTGCTGGTAGACTTAAAGGTGACTTTTCAATATTTACAGAAGAAGACTTCTGGAAAGTATCAGATAAAATGTTAGAACTTTGTGGTTATCGTCCTGAGTTTATTGCTGTTATTGACGACATGAACGAGCATACTATTATTAAAACAGTAGAGCTTGCTAAAAAGATGAATGTAGTTTGCAAAGTAAACTATGCAATGGCAAGCGGCGAGCAGGGCTATACATATCGTCTTAGTAAAATATATAAAGCATACATTGATATTTACAACGCTGGACTAATGGACTGGGAATACAATACACAACAAATGGTTCGTAGGCTACAAAGTGATACAACTACTTGTCCTCAAAACAGACATTGTGACGAAGGCATACGTGCGTTCAATCCAGGCGGCGACTATTATAGTTGCGGTAGTTTAGGTGACGACAAAGATTATCCTATCGACTTTGAATATGAAATGTCAGGAGGATTTAGTACACCGTTGCAAGATGCGCCAGAACTAATTTCAATGAAGCAGGCATGCCTAACGTGTCCTATGTTTAGAATATGTAACGGCTGTCGTAAAACTGTTAGAGATCACAAGCGTGAAGGTCAAGTAGAAGAACATTGTTTTGAAATGAAACAACTTGCTCCAACTATTTTAAAGTTGAATAATCAAGACCCTGATAGCGTTACTCCTTATGTGAGGGAATATGACTGAATTTACTGTTAGTATCAATCCTACATATTTTTGTAACTTTCGCTGCGACTTTTGTTATCTTACTACAGCCCAACTAGGTAATAAAAAGCGTATTACTCCGGAAGATCTAGACAAGCGTCTTAGTGAAGTGTCTGTACCGATTACACACGTAGATTTATACGGTGGCGAAATAGGTATGCTAGATAAAGAATATTTTTATAGTTTGAAAACTGTTATTAGAAAATATTTTAGTGGTAGAATTAACATCAATACTAATTTAAGTGCAAGGCCTGATTTCTTTTTAGATGATGATGTGCATATTAGTGTAAGCTATGACTTCGAAGCTCGAGAACAAAGTGATAAAGTATTACAGAATATGATGCTTTTTCCTAAGGATATTAGTGTACTAGTTTTAGCAAGTCCTAAGGTATTAGCTACTAATGTAGACTTAATGATTAATACATTTAATATGATGCAAAATGTTAAGTGTGTAGAAATAAAACCTTACTCAACTAATCAAGCAAATGCACACCCTGTTACACATAGAGATTTTGAACAACATGTGCAGCAATGGATAGAATCTCCTGTATTAAAGCAGTTTGATTTTGTTAACGTAGATGATTTAGAAGATGTATTAGAAGGCAATCGTAATGCATTTAGTAACGATCATGTATACATTACGCCTGATGCTAAATTCGGTGTGCTTGAATTTGACAAGAACGATAATGAGTTTTTTGAAGAATATAATACGTTTGACGAATACTTGTTGTGGGCTTCAAAAGAGTCTACAGAAAACGTCAGTGAAATATGTCATAATTGTAAATACTACGGTAAATGCTTAACTGAACATTATCGATATGTTAAAGACTTAAACAACGGCTGTAATGGATATAAGGGACTAATAGACTGGTATGCTGAACTGGAAGACTAGATTACAACTATTTAATAGTACTGCAACAGAATTTACTGACGACTTAAACAAAGTCGACATTCGTACAGAAGAAGACAGTGTTATTTGGGCAGTGAAACATTTCTACGAACGTGTAGACGAATGGGTGTATCCTGCTAAAAGTTATTTCGTAGCAATCTGTTATGCTTATTGGATAAGTTTAGATTTTAAATACGATTTCTACGAGCTACTAGATGATAAAGATTTATTAGCCGGCAATGATCCGTACTTTAAACCCTATAGCGAAGATAAAGAAACTTACAATGCTATTCTCGACCATATAAGCCTTCCTGATCCTTCATCTCAGACGGGAATGGTGCCCGACGTAAGGTCTTATTATGAGGAAGAGATGATGTTTGATCAGTATCCCCTACATAATTAAAGAACTCTTTTATAGGACAAATGCCAGGTGGTAAATCCCTAGCACGATTCTTCCAGTCCCATTGCGTATAACAACGGAAGCCGCAACGATCAAAATATTGACAACTTAAACAACCAACTTCGTCCATGTATGCTTGCATGAGGTTAGTGTTGTCTTTTCTAATATATGCGTGTTGAAAATCATTGCGTGTATAACGATGCCAACGGCAATTTGCAGTTGTGTTATCCGGAAAAATAGTTAACTTGTTTAAGCTCATACAATGCATTTGATTAACATCATTTTCTATAAGTTCTTTATACGGATTTACTTCTGGATAATTATCAGCAATGTATTTCATAAACTTTAAGTAAAGCGAATCAGCTGGTACTAAATGGTCGTATCCCGGATCTGGAATAAAATCATCAAAGAACAAATCAAAGTTTTCATATAGATAATTGAAATAATCATCTCCTGCAAACAATGCATTGATACTGTCTGTTGTTGCTACTAAATTGATAGTAGAAATATAATCTTTAAAACGTTCGATATTTTTAGTGTATTGTCCGCCTGTAGGACGTCCACTTAGATCATAACTAGCAATCAGTTTACTTGGTATGTCTACTGCATTTAGATCGTCTAGCAGTTTGCGTACATCTTCGTGATACTTAAACAAAAAGTTACTAACCCAAACTACTTGTATAACGTGTCCGTACCTATCTGTTATTTTTTTAATTTCTACCATTAAATCAAAAAACATAGGATACAATGTATCTTTTGCACGGTCTTGAAACAGCTCTCCACCTACCATATTAAACTGCATAGCATGTACTTTGCCCTGCATCTTTTTACAGTGTGCTTCTACCAGAGGAAGTTTCATTAGCATTTCTTCATATGTCATGCCTACTTCGCTTTCTTTATCATGGAAGCAAAAGTCGCAATTAATAGGACAGTTTTCAAAAAGTGTTATTTCAATTTCGCCAATAAGAGGACGCTTACGCTCTAATATTGCGTGTGTTACTGCATTTGCTTCTTGCTGTGCCTTTGTGTCCAACAAGTGATCATCAGTAATGTTATCCGGCATTAATGCTTTTAGTATTTCTGTTCCGCAGCTCATTTATTATATCCTATATTGTCGTATAATGCCATTATGTTTTTATTTATTAGACACTGGTTATGCTTAACTACATCTGTGATTAGCGTTGGTATTAATCTAGAGCTACAATTTTCTACATACTTACATCCGTTGCATACTAAGTTAGGAATGTTAGCATATTGTGTTAATTGCAATTCGTGCCTTTTATCAAAAATACTGTTTAATATATTTTCGCCTATCGGTACTTCGAAACTAGGATGATATATAGGAGAATTTTCATATAAAAACGGAACTATATATAACTGGTCATTATTAACTGTAACAATTACTTCATTAAAGTTTTTATGACTAGTATCGCTCTGTTGCCATATAAAGTTTTGTGTAAAACGCTTTTCATCTATGCTAGCAACCTTTCCTATACTTTCATTCCATCCTTGTATCATACCTAACATTTTATCAGGCCTATTTGTCATGGCACGTACTAAACTAGGCCCCCATTCAACAACAGTATTCCACTTGTTTCTAACAGTTTCAATTTTGTCTAATACATCGTCGTCAATGTCTTGAGTTATATTACACAGCAGGCTTACTTCATATTCTACAGAACTATTTTCCATAGCTTCTAGGCGTTCACTTATTAAATCGTGTACATGTGGATTATCTAACATATGCAAGTCTACTGCAATTTGTACATCAAACGGACGATCCTTTAGATAGCTATTTTCAATATAAGTAATAATTTCTTTTACTCGATCATTTCCTATAAAAAAGTCTATTGAACAGTTATGCTGTAGTCCGCCGTCTTCGGGTAATGCGTTTACTATCTTTTTAAATCTAGGATCTTCTAAGACTTGTATTATATTTCCGCTGGAGAAGAAATCAGTAGGTCCTACAATAATATCATCTAATACATATTGATCAGTTAACTCGTCAACAAGTTGTGCAGCATAGTCTAGCCCTAATCCCTGTCCAAAGTTTTTTCGTCTTTTAACAAAACAGCCCGAACAGTTGTAAGCACAACCTTCTAATATTTCAAGCATTAACTGAATTTTTATCTTGTTTTGATCAGCAGGATCTATAAACCCCTCTGGTGAAAGAGATTGTTTATTATTTTGCAGATAAGTTTGCCAATCATTTTTTAACATGTTAACGGCCTATATTCATTTAATACTTCTCTAGGATACACACACTCCGTAAAGTCAAAATGCTCCATATAACTTAATACGTGTTTTTTCAAACATATTTCACGACGATTGCATGTTTCACAATGCAGCGTTTTAGGGGAATACGCAAGCTGATCTATATACAAGTCTGTTTTTAAGCTAGTCCAACTTTTAATATCTGTTGGATCTTTTACTCTAAACTTTTCGTCACGTATAAGTGCAACTTCATAAACAAACGGAGTTGAATAAAATTCTCCTGCACTATATGTATAATTTAATTCAAGTGCGCCACCTTGATTTTTGTCAGCTATTGTCATGGCTAGGTATTCTTGATTTTCTTTAGTGAACGTGTCTTCTATTATATCAACCCACGCCCTAATAATATCGTTGTGTATTTTTCCTTTACCATAACGCTGATAACTAGGAATAGGCTCTACAATAGTGTCGTACTCTTCTTTTATTACACGACATATTTCTGCTAGATTTCCAAACTCAGCAAAGTCTTGATCCATATTAAAAATTATAGTAAAGTTTAAGGGATCAGTAAATCTATTTAAAACATCATGTATACGTGCTAAGTGATTCTTTCTATATTCTGGATCAAGTGCTCGTTTAACATCAATAACTACTTGAAAGTCATATAAGAAACCTTCACATTTAGGTATAGCGTTGAAGCCATCTATTATAGGATTGATATGAGTATCATCGTTAAGCAGTGTACTAATCATTCCGACAGTGGTGCAGTTACTTACTACTTCTTTAAAACTATCAAATTTTAAAACGTCCTGTATATTTAAATTACCAAAGACATCAGTAGGACCAAGTATTATGCTGCTAAATCGAATGTTATTTTGATTAAACATTTTTTGTGCAGCTAGTACTTTGGAAAACTGATCATTAGATGCTTGCTGTCTTCTGCGATTAACAAAGCATCCTTCACAAGCATGTATGCACCCGTCAAGGACGTCAACTGTCATGTTTACTTTTATATCATGTGCATCACCTACACTGATATTATAGTCTTTATGACCCATTGTTGCTTCCCAATAATTATCCTTTACGATTGACATGATACACCTTTTTTATTTCATCTAATCTTTCATCGCCGTCTTTAGTTATTAAGAATTTTTTACGATATCCTTGCTTATCACCCTCAACAGTATATCCTGTCCAGTCATACATTTCAGCAGCACTTTTATTATAGTTATGTATATTTTTTAACATATTTTGCTTAGGCGCTATACACTCTTTAGTACCCAAGTAGTCACGTAATAAAATAATTTTTCTATTGTAGCAACTAAAAAATAAATCACAGTTTTCGCACACTGTTCCTTTAGCTCGATCTACTTGTGACACAGTAAGATCATATGCTTCGTCTAGATTGTTTACTGCAAACATATTATCATACAATGCCATATTTTCATAAAGGAACGGACTTAGATACCACTGTCCTCCTTTAAAATTTAATACGGTATAATTATGCCCAGCATGTGTGTGATCTACCATAATATTATTTAAATGAGTATCTTCTGGTAATGCTTCAAAAAATTCATTGAATTGATTTAGTGTAGGTAGTATGATACTTGCTTTATGACTGCGACTTACACTTGGAATAAAGTCAATTGTTGTATCAAATTGCTTCACTACAAAATCATGTATTTGCTCGTAGTCTAGGTCATAGTTTCTAATATTAACAATAAACGTATATGTACATTCATGTTTTAAATGCTGGTCGACATATGCAATACAGCGTTTTAATTGCTGTATATAAAGTATATCTTTATATCGCATAGGATCAGTTGCTATGCCAATTTCTATTTCAGTGTCAGTATTCACATTGTCATGTAAAAACGTAATCCAACGATCTAAATGTGTTAGATCCTTTTCTAAAAATGTAGTAGTAAAAGCAAGTATAGGAGAGTTTTCATTTATCATTGCTAACAAATCAGTATTGCTCATTACTTCATAAAAGTTTTCACTAGATAAACAGTCAGTTGGGCCTATGAGTATTTCGTCAACTAAAACACCTACATCTGTAATTCGTTTTACAAAGTTTCGGCAATCTTTTAAATGATCAACTTCAGGTGCATTTCCTCTACGATGTACAAAACACCCAGGGCAAGCGTGTACACACCCGTCTAACACATCAAGCTGTATTTTTACTGCACTTACTGGCTTAGTTTGCGTTTCTGTAGTAAGCTCATAATACAAGTTATTTTTAATGACCGGCATTTGTATACTCCTTTACTGTAACACACTCTGTTAAATTTCTCGACTTCATATAGAACAATACATTGCGCTCTGCACAGCTCATTAAGTATTCGCAACTTTCACATTCTTTAGTAGATGCTGCATATGATAAATTTTCAGCTAAAAAGTTTTTAGTATTAAGATTGTCTACTTTAAATTCTTGTGTACGCTGCAATATTCCGTCAAACACAAATGGATTCATATACAAGCTGCCGTTGTAAAAACTATAATTGGTACATCCGTGACTATTAAAGTTTGCATCAAACATCGTGTATAACTGTTTGTATTCGGGTCTTATATCTTGTTTACGTAGCTCGTCTAAAAACATCGGAAGTAATTTACTAACTTTACCTCGACTATTTCTGTCTGTTAAGAAACCTGGCAATATAACTACTGGAGCATTGAAGTCTTCTTTAATCATATCACATAAATCATTATAGCTCACACGATCAAATATACCCGGGTAATAGTTTACTCTAAACTGTACACTACCTTGTTTAAAAAGTTCTAGTTTGCGACACATGTCTTCAATATCGCCTTGTAAATATCTAGTAATATCAAGTACTATTTTAAAATCTATATCAGGCGTACGATCCAATCCTTCGTAAAGACTCCAAATCTTAGTGTGTTTGGCAAGTACAGTGTCGTAGTCCTGTAGTAGTGTTGAGTTAAAACTTAGTGCTGCAATACTGTATAAACGTTTCATACTAGGATGGTCCATTAAGTCCCAAAAGTTTTCTGCATCAAATATATCAGTAGGACCTATTACAACATCATCAGGTGTATATGCACTAGATTCCAATATATCGCATAGTGTTGTAAGATGATCAGCATTAGTAAGATTTTTTCTAGGAATGAAACACCCTGGACACTTTTGACTGCATCCATGTAATATATCAGCATGAACTTCTGTCCTAAGAAAGTTATTATCCTTAGGGCTTATGCCTTCTATATAATTGTTAAATCCTGTAGGAGTTGAGTTTAGGTTAACGAGCATTGACGATTTTTAAAGCATCGTCGTTCCACTGTTCGTTACTAGTAACAAACGGATTATACAGTTCTAATACTTCTAGCGGCATTAAACATTCGTGCATGTTCATTGCATCTTGTGCTTGGAATATTAGTCTGTTTGCACATGCTACTGCATATTTGCAATCTGCACAATCCTTAACTTTAGACGACTTAGCTAACCCTTGTGCTATTAAGTGATCCCTCTTGACTAGAATTTCTTCAAAACTTAGTCCTGTTACTTCTAAATCCCTATGCTGTGTAAAGAATGCTTGTTCGTGTAACATTACATTTAAAAATACACGTGGCGTCTCTAATCCAGGAACAACAGTTAACCCTATGAAGTTCATGGAGTTACAATATAAGTTAGCCATACTCATTGTAACGTCTTTAAAATTGTCTTGATCTACTACTTCTTTTAGGAAGTTATTCCATGCTACTAAGTTCTTACGCTGGTGCAATACACTCGGTGCTCTAGAGAACGCTGGGTTCATTTCTAGAATAGTTTCATATTCATCAAGAATCTTATATAGCAGTTTATTATAGTTTTCTTTAGTTAGATGTTTTTGCATAACATTACTTGCTTGTAATGTCCAACTCCAGTCAATTTTCTTGGGAGTTTCGGATTTAAAGAATTCTAATTTTGATTTAATATCTTTAAAGTATTCTTCGTCATTTAGTATACGATCAACATCGCCAACTGGCATAATAAACTCAATGATCATTTCGTCTCTATACTTAGAAGGATCATCAAGTATTGCAAATACTTCTCGCAACCTTTCCATGCTCACGCCGTCTATCTTACTAGGTGTAGCAATACGTGCATTAGTGTGTTCGCGCATTATATCTTGTATAATAGTATTATTAAGAATGCTATCAGTATTTGACGCAGAGAATAAATCTGTCGGACCTACAACAAACTCACGTAAGTTTAAACCTGTACGCTTTACACCATCTGCAAGTTCTTTTGCAGTTGTTAGCATTTGATTCATTGTAGTAACGTCTTGATTCTTGTTAACAAAACATCCTAAACAACCATATTCGCAGCCAGTAAGGCCTTCAAAGTTAATTAATACGTCAAACTTCTGGGCGTGTGAAGGAGGTAGACTTTCTGGCCCACTATACTTCATCTGTTTACAATATGATTGTTGCATTGTCATTATGCTGATTCCTCGTCAAATAATTCTAACATACTAGTTGCAACACCATATTTTAGTAATGTATTATATAGGTCTGCTCCTTGATACTTACTAACATCATTAAACACTCTAACATTTAATTTATTAGTAGGCCACGGACCAAATTTATTACCTAACAAATACAACAAGTCCAACGAGTATGTTGCAATATATACAATATTTAGTCCAATTTGAGTTTCTTCATCTGCACGTTCAATCTCTTCTGGTATAAATTCTTTGTACTTGTCGGCATATTTGCCAGCTTGATCTAAACAAAACAGTGTAACATGTTTTAGTTTATCTAACAAGTCGTCAAATAATTCGCCATTCTTTTCTAAATATGAATCAATGTCAGCATCAGACATTATAGTATTTAATGCTTGGTCAACTTGATTATATTCCTGTCCTAGTTTACGTTTAGCAATTAACGTAATGTATCTAGAAAGTAACGGACAATCAACCATAAAATTAGAAATTATATATTCATTTATTAATTCATCGTCAATGCCTTCAAACTGTACTTTAAAGTTAGTGTTAGCAATATATACGAGTATATGTTTTACTGACAGTACTTCCTTACTTTTAAAATAATCAACCTTGAGAACGTAATCTTCCGAGCTTGTTTTTATTTTATATATTTCTGCTAAATCTGTTGGACTTAGTGGCAGTGTGTAATTTTCTTGTGTCATTTTTACTCCGGTACAAGTGGTAATATTTTAAACAGCAAATAAGGAATACGACTTTTACGTTTATAGAAAAACTCTACCTCGCTCCATGCACTTCTTAGTGCTTCGTTATTTGCAAAATTAAATCCGCCCTCTGCAATTTGTATGACAATTGGAATAGTTCTAGCAAACTCTTTATATACTTCTTCGTATTCCCATTCGTCATGCCCGTCAATTAATGTCATTAATTCTTTATTAGAACCTACATCGTTCCAAAAGTCACGTAATCTGTATAGTGCTTGCATGCGATTCGTATTTTGAAATACATCTTTCACAAACTCAGCTCTATTCCATTCTGTATTTCCGTTATTATTAAACCAATCAATAATATTGTTAATAACACTTACATAACCAATTTTAGATTGTAACATACTAATAACTTCATGAATCATTTTATCACTATGTACTGTAAACTTTTCTCTTAAAAATGCAGTTGTTGTTACATTAATTTCTGCATAGGTTTCATTTTCATTGTACTTGTCATTAATAAAGAAAAGAATATCGTAACCCCAGTGCTTACTGGTTGCATTAGGAATATCATAGAATACGTTTTCTGCAAATACTTCCTCTACTGCTGCATTGATATCGCCTTCATTGTAATCGCCCATTGTCGAGTATGTTACATCTCTAGTAGTTGCTAATACAATAAATTCCTTAACAACTTGTTTAACATCTTTGTTAGTTGTTGTTTTTAATAGCGAAGCTGTATACTTTGCATACATCTTCAAAAACTCATGCGCTGATTCAAATAATAAAAATTCCTTAGTATTGTTATTGAGATATTCCCAAGAATCAATATCGCTATAATTAGCAAATGTTATCATATCTTCAGCGTTTGCTAATGGATAATCATTACTTAACGACGATGCATAACTTTCTTGCACTGCACTATGTCCATCTGGCATTATTATGCTAATACGTCTTGATTGAACTCCGCTCCACGGACTTTCTGATAATGCCGAAAGCATTGCAGTAGATCGTCCTAAGTATTTTTTATTACTGATATAGTAAAAACTTTCGCCTATCATTTATCTTCTCCCTCTGCTGCCGTGGCAGCTATAATGGCAACTTGAATGGCATATTCTAAAGTCGAAATACGAATTTGTAATTCTTCCTTCTATGCCATTTACTGTTCTGCTGATTGCATTTGAAGCAAATGTTTGTATATCACCTGCTCTTATTAATAAATTGTCACCTACACCATTTGGAATATCTGTATTAGCAAAGGCACCTTGCCCGGCATTTACGTATTCATAACGTCTATTACCATATGCAGTTCCTTGGCCACTACCATTATATCGCGCATAATATACTGTAGCTGCTACGTTAATAGTTTTATCAAATGTGCGTATTCTTGTATATGCATTACCATAGTACCGAGCTTCTAATTGTGCATGACTTAATCCTGCCATTATCTTCTCCCTCTTGATCCGTGGCAGCTATAATGACAACTTGCGTGACATATTCTCCAATCAAAGTAACTATTGCTAATACGACCTTCAATTAAATCGCAAGTTCGTTGTATTGCATCAAGTGCTTGATCAATTAATTGGGTTGCATCTACTTGTGTAGTATTTGGATAAACATTTCCGTTGTAATCACTGTTAGGTGCATTTACGTATTCATAACGTCTATTACCATATGCAGTTCCAGCACGGCCACCGTCCACGTTTCCTGTAACATACACTGTAGCAGCAAAGTTAATAGTTTTGTCAAATCCTCGTAACTGAGCCCCGGCATTTCCGGTAAAGTAATCTCTTGCCGAGGCTCTTGTCATGTTTCCCATAAATTATACCTTCACTTCAACTACATCTGTACCATCTTCTAATGCAGTACCAATTAATAAAGTGTATTCTGCTATAGTACTTAGTTCGTCTACAGCACGACCTTTACCGTCTTGATCTGCAATGATATACTGGCCTTTCTTAGCTGAACCATTAATCATAACTGGTACACGACCTTTAAGTGCAACGAACGGCCACATCGGATCATCTCTGTTATCGTCTGTTTGGTTCATCATCAAGCCCGGCTGTGTTGAAACAACGCCTGCTAGTTTCATGCCTGGTTTGAACAATGTAACTTCAGCATCGCCACCAATAGCAAGTACAGTACCGTGTGCGTAAACTTCGTCAGCTAAGTATTTCTCTGCCAAGTCAGCCCAGTTAGCACTTGCAGCAGTACCTTGGTAAACACCACTGTTATCAACGTATGAAACATCTGTTCCATCACGTCTAAACTGTACAACACGATCGGAGTTAGCACCTGATGCAATGTAGAATCTGTTAGCGTGATATTCAATCTTACCAACGTCATTACCTGGGTTGCCTGTCCAGCTTTCGTTACCGTTTTCGTAGAATCTCCAACCAGGTGAAACACCGTCGTTGTTGTAGCTACGTAGTGCCCAGTTGCCATCTTCGTTTAGGAAGCCTTGTGATGCATCATCTGCATATAATCTACCATAGATAGTGTTTGCACTGTTAGCAAGAGAAACTTCACAACTTCCGCTGTTAGCTGAACGCATGTGGATTCTGTTAGTTGCTTGTGGATAAATGTGCCATCCAGCATAGTTGCCACCTTCCCAGTAAATACCTGAATTGCTTTCAATGCGTACCCAGTTATCAACATATAGCTCGCCTGCAATGTTTGCACCATTGGAACGTGTTTGAACTTTCCAACTACCATTATGCATCATTTCAGTTTGTGCGTTGTGTACACCGTAGAACAACCATTCGTTATCTACATCGTTGAAGATACCAGTTGCAGTGCCACCGTCATGCATGAATACTGCACGACCGTCAATGCTAAAGCCTTCCCAGTTACCAAATCCACTACCGCTAATCTGAATCGAACCGTAGTTACCTGTTGGTTCTCTTAGGTAACGTGTAGTTTGATTACCTACTGAGATGAACTGCTTAACTGTTAAACGACCATCTGTTGTAAGTGCCATAGCACCATCAGCAACACCATCACTTTCATGACGCCATTTAAAGCCACGATCACTATCGTTATTCATTGTGAATGTCATAGCATAGTCGTTTAGCCA